AGATCCTCTTCTTTTGACTTTGTGATGTTCTGCAGATTAGGGTTAAACGATCTATACCTTCCGGTTTCTGTCAGCTGACTGAAGTTTGAACGAATCCTTCCATCCGGATCAATTGCTCCAATCAGCCCTCGATCATATTCTCCCGCATCATTGGGCCCCTGTAGAAAGTTCTTCGTCACCTGGTCAACCATACGCAAATCGCGAATAAGCCTAGCTTCCTCAGACTGTGAGGCTAGAATGCTAAGAGATTCACTATCTGTAGATGGCTGTGGTGGAATTAAAATTTCCCCTAAATCAAACTTTCGTTGGGCAATATCCCACTCGAGACCCTGAGTAGCATCCGTGCTCTTTACAGGAGTTAAGCCTAAACCTGCGGGTCGTGACTTAAAGAGAAAATCCTGAACTTGTTTAGGTGAACGAAAATTGAACTCTGGATTTCCAATAGATATTCTAAGCTCTTGCTGCAGCTCTTCTTTCTTCTTGTTGTATATGTCCCGCATCTTTAACAGGCGATCACGATCTACAGCGATACCGTTCCTCTCCATATCAAGAATTGGATACGTTGCCTTCATGATCACGTTGTAGTAAAGATTAGATAGCACAGAATCGGAACTAAGCGCCCTTATGAAGATATCATAAAGCCTTCTCGTGGCGTCAGCATCTGCAGCAGCATACGGGTGCAAAAGAGCGTCAGGTATATCTCGATAGCCCTCAGCTTTGATATCCTTTTTCGATTTGTTATCCGCCAGCCATAACTTAAGCTCCAGATCATAACGTCCAAGTGTCGTATGACGTACTGCGCACGACTCTAGCTTGTGATCCAGATTCTCCCGCAAAACATGACTAGCCAGGATTGTATCGAAACAGACCTTTGACTCCAGATCTAAACCAAAATCGTAAAGCCACGGAAGGTCCGCTCGGATATAATGCCCAACAATACCAATACCATCCCGGAGAAGCAACCGTCGAAGTCTATCTGATACTTGAAGCGATTGGGAGCCAAGAACATCACGACCGTACGCATCTTTGAAAATAAACACTGCAGCTTCGTGAGGTCTTGCGGACAACTGGAGAGTTCTCAAATACCCTGTGGGATCCCAAATACTCTGGCCGGCCCACTCGCAGTCAACGGCAAATATTTTATCTCCGCGCTTCTCACAAATAGAACAATAAGTTTCCACTTTCTCCAATGTATCCAGGTAGTAATAATCCTTCTTTTCAGCATTGGCTTGAGTTTTAGACCCTTGGCCTAGCATCGTACAGAAATTACGAATATCCGCTATAAAGCCAGGCTCTACGTCGGGATCACGAAGCATCTGCGCGGGGTTAATAGTAGCTAGTGTCTTAATACCTCTCCACTCGGCCATCGCGCTTCGGTATCTAGTCAACGTCGCCTTTTTACCAAAAAACGCGGAGACAGCTTCCCGCCCCAATAAAAGAATATACTGGGGCTTCACAATATCAATCTCCTGCCAAAGGAGCGGAAGATCGAAATTTAGGAAGTCAGCTGTTACCCTTTTCATACTTTCAGGTAGCTGAAACTTCAAAACGTTTGTGATGTACATATGAGAACAGCCAATACCAAAATCTTCAAAAACCTTACGAAGCGCCCGACCAGAAGGGCCGACTAAAAATTTCCCTGCTGCAGACTCTTCCCTTCCAGGCATCTTTCCAACAATCATAACAGCTGCGGGATAGGGGCCTATTATAGGGCTATCAATCAAGTGGCCGGGTATATGCGTTCTCGTAAAAGGATTACCAAATTTATCATTAACAACGATAGACATTGGCTCGGTCAACAGACGCCGCATGAAGATTTCTGGGCTGATCCCTACTTTATCCGCCTGCTCAATGAAGCCGGCCGATAACGGATTCTCTCCCATTATTGCCGGATTGAGTTCTATATCATGCCAGTTCAACATTCAATCCAGACTCCTTTGCCTGAGATAGGATAATTCGCCAACTCTCTTTACGCGGAAAATCCGCTGGATCTTTTCCTGTGGGAAAGAGAATACGCGCTTTCCCTTTTCGGAAGTTGCCGAAAGGATCATCCCATGCTTCGGTATTCACGTATTTATCCACGTAAGAGCCATCCTCGTAAACATCCGGATCGAGCGCAATAATCAGGGAGTCCCAGGCTTCCTGCATCATTATACTCTGGACAGCTGACACGTACTTTCCCAATAGCGCAACGGCTGGAGGCCCAAGACGAATAACCGCAGGAATTCCTTCAACCAAAACGCCATAAGGATATTGTTTAGCCGCATCATACCCATAAAGCCACCACTGAACCGGATACCCGGGCATGGTGTAATACTTAGGAATTTTTTTGTTGGGAGGACTTCCAAGCATTCGCGCCTGCCAGCCAATACACACTCCTTCTCTGTAAATAGGAAAAATAACCCTATTCTCGACAAGCGACGATCGGTAGTTCGAGCTTTCTGGAGCCTTCCAACAGAAATGAACTGCGTGGTACTTAGAGAGATAATCGATGTTAAAACCACGGCCTTCCATATACTGAATCGCCGGATGTGAGGCATCCAGTTTATCAATAGGCACACAAGACCCTGGAAGCGTCACAGGCTTAAACTCCACCTTCTCTGCAGCCTTCGGAGGGACCCACAACTTCTTAGTTCTTCGGTAGATGTAGGATTTAAGCTGGTCTTTTAGATCCGTATAGACCTGTCGACAACGCTCGTTGTAACATACCGCTAGCCACCCCCCGAATTCAATCTCTCCGTGTACGCTATCCGTACACGTCGTATTCCATCGATGATTAATGTACAGTCGAAATCGCCTATCTTTACAGAAGGGGCAACAGACAGTGTAGTACTCGCCTCCACCATGCGGCGGGATAACTATTCTATCCTTCCAATTTAGCTTTTTATTGGGAAGTATGTGGTACCTCATTGGTTGCCCCAGACTTATTACATGCACCTCCCCAAAACGTTTCACCAAGGAGGCGTAGAGTCCGGGATTGAGAATTCCCATCAGACACCTCCATCAGGATCATCCACTCCAGACGTCGCATAGTCATCGAGATCTGAGGGTACTACTCCTTTATCCTCAACGCGTGTCACGTAACCGCTACGCTCATCACGTTCGCATTCCAAATGTCTGTCAACAAACCTGCTAAACTTTCCTTGTAGTTCAATGAATCTATGATCAGCGCGCTGATTCCTAGTCTTAGACGCCGTAATGGTCGTCAAAGGAAACTCCGCTGTATTCGAAAGATCGATTGGGGATAGCGCAAAACAGGTGCTCACCAGCCACGCAAAGTTCTTAGCCTCTGCTGCATTGGTCCAGTGCATCATCTTCCCTGATTTCGACTTTGCTCCAGGAGTATCAACCTGGTGCGTAATCCATATGTTGATACCGTAAGCGCTCGCAATCTGACAGAAACGATCGACCACTACAGTAACAAGCGCTCTAGCCTCTTCAATCTTTCGATTCTGCGCAATAACCCATCTGAGCATCATCGGCCAAAGCCAGTCAACGATCACCAACTCAGGAAGCACGCCTTCTTTACTCATCGTCTCAACGATACCTTCTATCTCATCAGGACCTCCATTTCCCGCATGACTACCGCCTTCCGTTCTGCCACTCATGTCAATCACGTGGATGTAATCTCCACAGACATTCTGACAAACTTTTAACCGTTTAATGATCGCTGGATCAATCTTATCCCTTGTTTTTTCAAACTCTTTGATATCCGCGTGAGTTGTACAGGCATAAATACGATCATTGATATCTCCTTCGGCGGGAGACTCATACGTCAGAAATAACGCGTGCCGTTGCTGCATACCCATCTTCACTAACATCTGAATACCCAACAACGTTTTACCACCGCTGGAGGGACCAAGTAATCCATATACCGCGCCGGGCTTCATTCCTCCACCAAGCAAAATATCGATAAAGTCGACACCACAAGGCCTTCTTGGAGATAGCCCAAACTTCTCACTTCCCGGCTTCATAGGAGACAGTATCTCCGCGCGCTGCACTCTTGTTGAAGAATAGCTCTTGGTCATAGCTGCAATAAGCGAAGGCACTTCAACGCCCGAAGCTATACCTTGTCGAACTTCATCAAGTACACGACGCTCGTCGAGAAACGTTTGCAACAGATCTTTTCCGTACGCCGGCGAAAATTTATTAGGCTGGGCGAAACAGTTTTCGACCATAATGTGAAGACTATCCACTAGACCCGGCATTTGATACTCCGGCTCTAGCTGCGCCCGTTTATCCACTTCGGCGTGAATATACTGAGGAACAATTAGCTCAGACTGTCCTTTGCTAATAAAATCCTGCATAATCGCCCATAGAATACGGTAATGATATTCGTTGGGCCTATTAAAGTCGTCGGGCGAAATACGGCCCACCGCCTCCGTTTGAACCTCCTTGCAACGAAGCAAATGCATAACCAGCAAAAGAACGCTACTCGAAGGCATCTCTTGGAGTAAGTCACTCATTAACGCCCTCCCTCGTATTCTCGAAGCGCTATGCTATAGTCTGGCTCCCGATCTAAAATCCTCTTGGCCTGTTCCTCATATACAGCTAAAACGGCGGGCAAGTTTTCCGAACGTCCCAACCAGTAACGAAGCACCACAGGCACACGTAAGGTGTCATCAAGAAGCGTCTCTTCAAGCGACCTACCCATTTTCAACTCAATCGCTATAACTTGAGCTCCAGAACTAAGAAAGATGCGCCTCTCCATTTTCTCGGAGCCAGCCTTGTTATCAAAAGCTCGCCAAGCTGTACCAGATAAAAACTGATTTGGCCACAACTGACCGCTTCGATTACCGTACATACGGTGCATAAACCGAATGTAAGCATATGGGCTTTCGCCTGCATCAAGCAATCGGCCAGCCAACAGAAATAAAGACGAGTCACGCTTGTTGCTCATACGACGAGCCTTTGGATTCCAAAGCTGCATTAACTCAACATACGCATCTTTTATTTCATCAACGATCTGCCAGATTTTTGTTTCTCGATCGTCACTCATGTCGCCCTCTGTTGCAAGTACGCGTGTTCTTCATTCTTGAGTATCACCCAACCTCGTTTTTTGTAAGAGCGAATCCTAGCCAACGCGCGAGTACGAAAGTACCTATCGAATTCGTCTCCAAAATCCTCTAGAATTCCACCATTCTTTCCGTCTGAAATTCTAGACAGCCTACCAGGAATCTGGATATTACCGATCTCTCCCATCCCTGCGTCCGCTCGAATCAAAACTTCAAGCCCGGTGAAATCTACACCTTGATTCCAGATTGGAGTAGCGATCGCTTTAAGCAAACTCCTCGCCTCAAACATCTCTTGTATTTGACGTAACTCATCTGAGGTCAACATCTGGTAATCTCGCGTCAATAATCCTCTATTCAACAGAGTCTTTTTCGCCTTTTCTCCCATGGTAGAATAGCAGGCCTGAAACTCAGGAAGCAGAGCTTTCAACGCAAACGCGTGTTGTACTGTCTGCACCATAATAAGTACCTGCGTATTTCCGTCATAACGTCTTGCCGCTTCCGCGATACACCGATTACGCACCTCGTTATACCACGCCCCATTCCTTAATCTTCCAACACGGGTCTTCTTGTCAATAGCATCGCCCGGCACAGGATTGACGCGTACGTAGATTTGAGAAATGAGACCTAGCTTCAATGCTTCCTGATAAGGAAGATTATATATGACAGGACCAAATAAAGCCTCAATCACGGGCTCGGCAAGATCAGAACGACCCGATGGCGAAGCGGTAAAACCAAACATCCTAGCATTACGAAATTTACCCAACATCTTTGCTGTCTGTTCGGCGGCGGCGCCATGGACTTCATCAAACAAAAGAAGACGGCAGTTCTCTACGTCTGTCTTCAGCAATGAACGTGTCGTCGTCACCGTAACCCTTCGAGGATTATTTTTACCTCCACCCACAATTCCTATCTGGGACTCTGGAAGAAATTGATGAAGCTGACGATAATGACTGTTTAGAATCGACACGCTAGGTACACACAATACAATCTTCACGTCTTGATAAATCGCGCACACTAAACGCATAAGGTAGGACTTACCGTAAGCTGTAGGAGCTACGATCTGGCCGTGATCGTGTGAAATAATCGCCGCGATCGCCTTGTCCTGCCCGGGACGCAACGTAGTGAGCCTCGATAGATCATATTTTAACTGCGGGGAACTTCGAAGATCTTCAATACGATAAGAATAATTAAATCGACGTAGAAGATCACAAACTCTTTCCGTTAACCCGGCTGGACATACTAAGGATCCAGAAGCGTCAAGAGTATAGAGAGCCCGCTGCTCCATCCTTTGCTTCTTAACCTCTTCCTTCTCTTCCTTCTCTTCCTCCAATTCTTCGGATTTAGTAAACCGCTTCTGATAATCAAAGTCCTGTCGCAAATGTGTATACTGCAACTCCGGGCCCAAAAGCATCTCAAGATTTGGTGTGACTTGAATCAGGTTCCCCTGCCTGCGTATCAACACTACTACGTTTTCCCCAGTTTCTGGGCCTGACTTCAACAACACGGAATCTTCCATAATCTTCTCTCCATCCGTACGGGGAAATACCCAAGTACTTACCGCCGATGGACAATATCTCTGAGAAATCCTCGATACTAACACTTGCAGGTAGCATAAAATTAACGGCTACTACCGCGCCAGTTACAAACGCCTCATGCGCCTGCGTACCGAAATACCCTCGGTTTCTAAAATGACGTGTAAAAGCGTGCACAGGCCCATCGATAACTGATTCCGCCTGAATATTCTTAACGCCGTCCTGGCACCTAGCTAGCGCTCTTGCCCCGTAATCCAGAATACCACGCCACCATGTTTGCATAAAAACGACCTGCCCTTGGGAGTCTCGTGGCATAAGTACTGTATTCTTTTTTGGCTTTCTCACATTACCCAGACAAGGAGTAATGAATTCCAATTTAGCTACAACCTCGATCATATCCTAGCTCCAACTCGTTCTGTGTCGCCCTTAGGAATTCCTGTAAATTAGCAAGTTATTTGTCAGTTGTCAAACAGAAATACCCGTTGTATTGGTAATTTTTCAAAGAACTACAAGATAAGGGGTAGAGGATAATTTGATCCCCTACCCCTTGTGTTTTATCCAAGAACGATTGCGTTGTCGCACGTCGAACGAAGCGCGTCCTCATGCGTATTCACCAGCACCTGCCACGCACCGGACGAGGCAAGCTTTCTTGTGCTATTCAAAACATTAACCACATGCTCGATGTTTCCTTCGTCTAACCAAGTCGTCGGTTCATCAAGCACTAACAGTCCGAGCTTCGAAGCAAACAGATCGTTCACAGCAAACCGAAACGCAATAGCCAACACCACTCGTTGACCACCAGAGAGTCTCGCCGCACGTGGTCTCCATCCTCCCGGGAAATCACAAACGAAAGACAAATCAGACTGAAGCGCACAAGTGAAAGGTGACTCAAAAAGCTGAAGATACTTGAAGAGCCTAATGTTGATAGCGTCCCGAAATGACTGCGCTACTATGTTGGGTAAGTTATCTCGATGAAACACAACACGAGATCTCGTAAGCAACTCGTGATACGTGCGTCTGGATTTTGACTCGAGATCCTTTTTACGCATGTCCTCCAGCTTCTCAGACAGCGAAACTTTCTGTCGGGTAGCTTCGTCTATCTTACCCTGGGACTCACCTATAACGCGACGCAGGCCGTCTGCACGCATAAGCGACTCTCGAATACTCTCATACTCCTCGACGGATAAGAGCTGCTGACGAAGATTATTGCTATGCTTTTCCTTTTCCTCCAACAAAACAATTGTTGTCTTCAATGAGGCGGCGCGATCACGAGCTCTTTCCATATGGTTACGCTGTTGAGTAAACTGCGCGTCGAGACTCTGATACTCCTGCAAAGACTTTGTAATCACAGCCAGCTGCTGATCTGACACAGGCTCTACCTCTCCAATTTCAGAGAGACGATTACGCACTTCAGTACATCTGGCCATGTAGTTGCGAGACCATTCAGAGTACTCCGCCGCTCTTTGGTCGTAACTTTTCCACTCCGTCTCTAAAGCGTTCAATTTTGACGCGTAAAGTTGAGAGGACTTTTCAGCGCGCGCCTTATCAGCTTCAGCGTCGGTTATACGCTTTGGAGCATTCTTCACTTCCGATTGACAAAAAGCGCAATGGCCGTCACTCCGAATCGCGTCAATAAACCTGCAGCTAATTTCCCATTCAGTAGTCAGATCCTGAAGCTGCTTCCTAACGTTGTCGATCTCATCGCGAGAGATTGTAGGCGGCACAGGGGACTCCCTACGAGACTGGGATAACAGCTTAGCCTCCGCAACACACCGCTCTAGCTCCTGCCGCTTCTGACGAAGATCAATAAGCTCTTTATACCTCAGTTGCAATTGAGGTAAATCCTTGGCGATAGTATCTCGACGAATCTCAGCAGCGGTTGCAAAACCTATCGCGTCTTTGACAAGCGCCGCTGCACGAACATAGCCATCACGCGTCTCACGCAGATCGGACTCTAAAGTTGTGAAAGTCTTCAGCTCCATATCAGCGTTGCTGTGCGACGCCATGTCTTCTCTCATGGCTGTTTCGTCAATACTTAGTATATCAGTCTCGGCATTCCTCCTCGTTTCGATAGCAGCATCAAGAGCTACAGAGATAACCTCTTTAAGCTCCTTCTCAATTTCATCGATACGATCCTCGTAAGAAACAAGCTGTATACGAGAAAGTTCTCCATGAAGCGCTTCTCGAATCTCCTCAAGTCGATACGTTCCAAACAACCGTTGAAAGGCAACGTTTCTCTCGGAGGGGCGTTCAAAGATAACCGAATCAAGCTTCTCCTGATGTACAAAGATGGTGCGACCAAGAAGGTCTGGAGTCACACCAAGAATTGGCCACAGGTTTTCGTTGACATCACGAGCGCTTCCAAATCTTTGAGATCCTATCTTAAGCGAGCATGAAGACGTCTTAAGCTGTCGACGAATACACCCGACCTCGCCGTTAACCTCGAACTCAACCTCAACAAAACCCCTGTCAGCGCCGTGCCGGATGTCGTCCAGCTTAACTCCGTCATTAGGACTTTCCCCGGTAAAGGCAAAGTAGATACCGCGTAACAGGTTAGACTTTCCAGACCCGTTTGGCCCAAAGATACCATTTACTCCGGGTGTGAAAGCTACGGTCAAGTCCTCATGCTGACAGAAATTATGCAACGTAGCTGTCAACAATTTCATAAACAAATCTCCTCATTCTGGATCTTTACAAGCTAAAAGGATAGACTTAGCATCTTCCTCACTTTTCCTGCAACATCGCGATCAACTTAGCGAGAACTTCCGTTATGGTCTCGCGCACACCAACAGAATTACCCTTATAGCCAAAAGACAGGATACACCCATAAACAGAACCTTCTGGGTAGTTTGGCGCGGCAGGATGCAGCACGTTCACGTTATCCAAATTGACCAGTATCTCGTTATTGTGCGCATCAGTAAGTGTTACTAAATTTGGTACGCCGTGTCCCCTATACGCCCGCAGGATCTCGCGCGCCGAAATTGGCCAAGTCTCAGCCTTTGGAGTCTCGGGTGTTACAGGCGCCGGCTTCTCAACCTGGGAGTGTGAATCGTAGGTCTTCGGAATCACGATAGGCGGCCGTTTGTCGCTCTCTGAAAAGAAATGTACGTGATCTTTCTTAGGCGTCTCTGGCGCCGCAGGGTCCGTATTCTGGATCACGGTCTTTGTTGGTACAGAAACAGCCGATGAGGTGACGATATTAGGGGGCTCGGGCCGGCGGTGCGACCTAACGTTTTGGGTAAACATGGTTTGTTCAAGAAGCTTCACTTCCAGAATAACACCATGTTCTCTGAGCTCCTCGAAAGACTTCACAATGCTAAACCTTCCGAGTCCGCCAATAACTCCCATCCCGTGGTTACGTCCAAGACAAGAACAGTCGGAGTAATCAGTAAGGGAATTCAAACAAGTGGGAGAGCACTTTATCTGCAAACGCTTGGGCTGAATAACGTAGATACGATTGAAACGGCGCAAAGTACGCTGCGTGATAAAATAGAACCAGGCACGAGAAAGTTTCCAATAATTCTCGACTTTCAGCCACTCAGCCGACGGACAGTTGAAACGCTTGAGCCACTTTCTTTCAGACTCAAGACTAGCCTCAGTCTTTTTACCCGGCAGCCTCAGCAGCAAATCGCTATGCTTCGGCGCATAAACAACTGGTAAGGCGCAATCTCCGCTCCAGATGTTGTTCACACAATCCATCGGCAGGCTTACAGCAGGCTTGGTTGCCGAATAACGATCGGACTTCACTACGTCTGCAGCGGCCCTAAAAGCATAGTTGACCGCGCTGTCGTCTTTCGGTGTGTTCTCGGAACTCATCAAACTTTCTCCTTTGACCAAGTTAACGCTTTTTGGAACTGCTCTTCCAAAACGATGTAAGGCAGCTTCAGCTGCTTTTGCTTTCAACGCCGCGTCTTCGTGTGACATTAGAAATCTCCCAATTTATTTCGGATCTCTTTAACTGTTCCCAACACGGAGATCATCCACAATCCACTTCTCGCTAACCCGAGCATAAAAATGGAACACGTGCCCGACTCGCGACCGTCACTAATGTATGCAATATTATCGATGTTGATGTAAGTGTGAGTAGTTTTACCCTCGTACAGAAGTTCCGTCACCTCGAGCATCTTCATGTTTACACCAATATTTTTTCCTCTGTAGCGCCGTTACTACGTCTCAAAACCCAGAGTCCTGTTTTAATTTACAGGATGGATGAATCTTGATATCGTCAGGCATTATGCCGCTCCCAATCCAAAACTACGTCCCTCTACTGAAATCTCACCAGGACAAACGTTTTCAATTATCCAATAGACTGCTTGAGTTGTTCTCCTACTAACGTTATCTGCAAGATTATCGTATGTAACCGTATCAAGCGCGTCTTTTAGCCTACCTTTAGCGGCCCAAACTCCGGGAAGATACCATATCTCCCATCGACGGCCATCTTCTCCCGTTCGGCTACGGAGGCATTCAAAGCCACAGCTTTCCATAATCTTGGCCTTATTCTGATAAGCATCACTCTTCTTACCCGTCGAAGACCCGATTAAGTGTTGTACGTAAATAGGCGAAAAATTTTTACATCTATCTCCACATCGAAGATAAGTATTCCCAGAGAAATATGGAAATAGATCAGGGTCTGGCGTCGAGATAGGAAGAGGTTCATAGTAAGGTACTTTTCGCATCCCTCCATTTCCGTCGCTACATACCCAGCTCTCGCCAAGCAAACAAGCTTCAATTGCAGTCATATCAAACTTCGTGAGCTCTGAAATCGTCATGCTACAGTTGTTGCGGCTAGAATCCTTACCATAAGTTCGTGTGACAATTCTCATTCCAAAGCTACCCCCATAGCGTCGCGCTGTACCGCCAACACGTTACGTACCTCCTCCACGTTGTTTGTCCTCAGCAGACGCACCAGGAACCCGTGAAGCTCATTCTCGCTAGTCTTATCGACAAGTTGATCGAGACAGGTTTCAGCAGAGACCTTATTAGGGGCGACGTTGTCAATTATCTTACCGTTCGAAACCAGCTCGGGACGAATAGGTACAAGCCAACGCTCGCAGCCTCGATCGTTACACGCTGAGTTTAAATCCTCCTGCGCATCTTCTATGTCTGATTGAAAAATAACGACGACATAGGGCTTAGCTACCTCCTCAGGGAAGCTAGGGTCTGAGTCTCTGGGATCAGGAATTGATGTTCGAATAGTCTCGCACGTTGCTTTGAGTGTTTCCTTGCTAACAACTGTACCTCGATAAAATGGACGTGTCGCCAAGGGGATTCTCGTGATCTTGTTGTCCTTCCAAAGAATCACGGACTTATCTGGTGGCTCGTCAATCGCTTGAAGATTCGTCGTTCCCACGTAGTAAAAAGAATGACCTCCTATATTAAAGGTGTAGTCATGATGAATGTCGCCCATAAGAATGAGCTTAACATGCTCTGGAATCTGCGAAGCTTCAAAGTCCCAAGCAGTGTTTCCAATGTCATCCTCGAAAGGAAGAGCTTGTTTGAACGCTTGATGAAGACAAAGAGCTCCAGCTTCCTTAGGGATATGCTTCAGATCTTCCGCGAGTGTCTCTGGATCTCGGTAGTCGAGAAAGTACGTGTTTTCATCAAAGAGACACATCTTTTTATTCACGTGGATAATATTCTGATGAGACTCTACCCAGGGAGGATCAGAAAGATCGTGTTGTCCTTGAATCGCATAGACGGGCACTCCACCTTTTTGAAGTCGATCCATCTGTGTATGAAACTCGATGACTGTTCGACTGTCTAACTTCTTCGCGTCGAAGAGATCACCTAAAATAACCAGAGACTCTTTTTCTCGAAGACAGATATCAACAATCTGTTTCAAAGCAAAATAACCATCTCCTCGCAATGATGGATGACGTGACCATGTATAAGGGGCAAGATGATTGTCGCCTGTAACAATAGGCAAATCTATTCTCCTTTCCGGTTAAAGCTGAGAGTCTAAAAGGGGCTTTAGGGTTCAAAATAAACATTCTTGTAAAGAATGTTATGGTAAACAAACTACTTACTTACCATAACATTACTTAAAAGTAATGTTTACTTAAGAGATTAGAGGTTTATTTTTACATATAAGTGTATACGTCCTAAGTCCTTTCAGTTGGTTGATTAATGTAGTAAAGTCTTTAGCTGTTAACCTTCTTTCAGTACTCTCGTTACTAAGATCAGGAAAAAGGAGGTTCATATTTGAATTAAGTAGCTTTTCCGGATATCTGGCTTTGATATAACGACGTTTAAGGGTTAGCCGATGGGATCCCGTTTTTATTTCCATGTCCGTTAAATCGTCTGGACGAACACAACTATCTGAAATTGCTCTTAAATCTGCTCTCCAATTATCTTTTTCTGGGTAAACTGAGAACTGAATGACTGTGGGCACGTCCGTAATCCTCTTCACAGTACGCGAGAAGGCCTGTCTCAGAGCCCTGAACGTATCCAGAGGGGGTTTGTGAGGAAAAGACATACCCGCGCGAAAATACACTCGTTTTTCCGCGCTACCTGGAGACAGATAAGTCGAGAATTTTAGGACAGCGCGTAAATTACAGAACACACAGGCACGAGATTTGCATGTGTGTATGGGTCCGTCTCGAAGCTTCGGAATGAAGATCGAATCTGGAAGAGTGCAATTCATCATGTTCCAGGTAAGTGAGGGATCTAACTGTTTCAACTTATGCAAAGGTAAAACAGCGTCTCTCCAAGCATGAAACGTAACAAGCATGGCTTTTGCGTATAAAGTTTCGTGCTCGCCAAGGCCAGAAAGGTTTGTATGCGCGGTGTAGGGAGATTCTTTAAACGCGCGCATGATCTCCCCAAACCGGGGCTGAAACATGAATTTCCATACCCTCCATCGCCATGGATTCATGGAAAAAGGCTCTTCAATTATCCACCTGACGGGTTTCATTGCTCTTCAATATCGGGTAATGACGCTCCAACCTCAATGATCCCCATCTGTTCCGCTAAAAAGTTGAGAGTTCCCATAGGTGGTACGCTAGACCAGGCATTCTCGGTTACCAAGTATATCTCGCATACCTGATTACGAATCTTGAAGTTGACGAATTCTGCGAGAGCTACCCATTCACCTTCCTTCAAGTGTGTCTGAATCTCTCCAATAACGAGCTGTGCATCTGGTAATTCATCGAAGAAAAAGATACTACCTTGAAGCAGCGCCGGATCTTCTTGGTAGGTTATTTTAGGGTAGCAGCTGGAGTTGGTAAAATGTAAGAACGATAAGTAGCTACCCAATTTCTTCCCGCTTGTTAGGTTACGAGAGTGGCGTAAAATCGATAGCTGTCCCACTGGAAATGATTTCGTCATGATTTACATCCAAGGTTGTAATCTCTCCCCACGAACAAATTGTATCTCGAAAGAGGTGTGTCGACATTCCCGTTGATGTGAGTACCCATAACGTTGGGATGGGTTGTTCAACGGGAGCTATACCTGCCCCGTCCGTAAAGTAGACAACAAAATCTGGTGGTGGGTAGAGTTCTGGTATCTTCTTAAATGCGGGACGGAAATCGGTCCCTCCTCGACCAGAGAACTTCTCGATCTTCATGTACCTTTTGTACTCCACGATTTTTGTGACCCCAGCGTCTACATGCATAACGTGCACAAACGTTCCACGTTCTGCAAGCCCTTTAACCTCTGGCTCGACATATTGAAGCTCTTGCTTGCTCATTGACATACTTGTATCAATAACAAACAGAGCTACAAGTCCGTGTTTGCGGATGCGTCCAAAATGTTGTGGACAACGTCTGGAGGGTCTTCGTTTACTAGGTACAATATCCTTACGCGCGTACTTGCCTTCGTACTTACGAAGATGAACGTACCAAGGTATCTTGGACGGCTGTTCAAGAGCTTTAACGTACTCCTCAGCGTCCAGCGATTTAAATCCTCGCGCAACACTCTCTTTCAGCTCATCCGTTACCTGTTTAACAACGTTAACGATCGCCGCGTCTTTAATAACGTCGGATACTTCATTGCCAGAGTCTGACTCATTCTCAAGGATAACTTCTAGCTTATACTCTCCGTTACCATCGTTGACGAGCTTCATCTCAATCTTGTTCTTCACTTCTTCAATCCGACCCAAGATGAGTTTACAATACGCTTCGGTTGTCAAATTAGGGGGAAAGTTGAAGTCCTTAATAAGCAAAGGCTTAAACGCCGAGGTAATAATAGCCGGTGCGTCAATAAATTGATTAACCACAAGATCAGCGGCTATTCCCTCTATTTCTATTCCATACTTATCCGCAAGTTTCCTACCTCGAGAGCCTACATGACCTTGAATAAAGTGAAGAGTTTCATGTTTCAGAACTTCTCGAAATGGGTTGATATCAAGCAATCCCAACTTCTTTAACGCAGGAAAACAGAGTCGCATAACCATGGTTCCATCTGCGATTACTCCAATAGAAGCAGGGGCGGGTATGCGTGGAGTATCTTCAGCTCGAATGTCCATGTGATGTAAAAACAGCGCGTAGCCAATGTCACCCTGATCCTGGTAATCTTTACCATGAAGTAGCGTATAGATGACACGACTAACTAACTTCTGCTCCTCTTCGGTTAGCGGCCGGCTACCCAACGGCTGCTTCTTGCGCTGCTTGTTGCTGTTGGTTGATCCAGTCATCGTATGTCTCCGAAGCCTTAATCATCTTTTCGTTAAGGGTCTCTCGCTTGGTAGAGAGAAAGGTGAGCATCTCGTTTTGAAGTGAACCACTAGAAATTGAGTTCAGTAACTCATCAGCCATATCCATTCGCGTATCCGCGATTACTTCCATGAAGTCAAAGAGATAGGTTTTTGCTTTCAAATCAATCTCTTTTTTGAGTACCTCAATATCTTGCTTTCGAGAGAGAAGCGCTCGCAGCTCGAAGCTAGTTACTCCAATCAGCGCTGTCTTTCCTTCTTTAATCCACTTTAAAATGCGGTTCATGTGAACGTTATGCTCAGACTCGTCTGCGTCGAGGAACTGTGCGACTGAGATTGGATATAAGTCGGGGTTGTTTCCTTTTGAAATAAACGTGTTAAAAGCAACAGCAACGGCGTTACTAACGTTGATCTCAACCATCTTGATGATCAGATCTCTGCTAATATTCGCTTGTGTCCACTTTTGAAAGGAGTGGCCTATGTTGGCCCATGCGCGAGAATCCACAGCATCAATAAATGACTGGTTGAGAAACAAGAATTGAAATAGCAGCTCCGGAAGCGTCTTGTTCCTACTCCAATAAAGAAGCTTCTCGCTAGCTTTTGGTTGTACAGGAAGAACCAGAAACCGCGACATCAGGGCCTCATCAACTGATTTGACAGTAATGTACTCAGCGGTTTCCGGGTTGGTCGCTGCGATCTGAATCCAACCCGGGTGCATCTTCAACTCTCCCATCCGACCACTAATGATCATACGCAGCTGGTCTTGATGTTCAACGCTGCCAGAGAAGACCTCGTCATGAAATAGACAACCACGTCCTGTAGCTGTGTTTGGTACTCGTCCAAAGCCGGGGATACCATCTGATGCCCTATGGACCGTATGACGATCCGCCTCACCGCCATTTACGATTTCTTGAAGTCCAACATTATCTTCAAAAACCGTTGCTCCGACGTGCCAAGGTCCAAATTCCGCGTCCGCCGTATCACAAGCTTCTTCTACTACTCGACTTTTACCTATGCCATGGCTACCGAGTAACAGTACTACCTTCCCCAGGTCGGGATGCCTGTCATCAACCCCGGGGATCTCCTTGAGTTCCGCCACTAAGATCTTGTGGATTTCCTCCAGGCTGAAGCGTGTTGAGCTCTCCCATGCCTGTGTTAGCTTGCTCTTCGCCATCGGTTACCTTTCTTACAGGTTGTTGCTGTTGCTGAAACATCATAACGCCGCGCTGACAAAATCCCGCCTGGAAATCAGAAATTTTACCTGATACAGCAAGAACATCCAAAGGGGACATAGTTTGAGGTTGTACAATCCAGGCCCCCGCCGGCGGATTTTGCCTATTGGACATCTGAGGAATCGCCCAGTCAATGATAAGCGCGACAGAGCGTATAGCAGGCTGTTGATCAAGTACTTCTTTAATCTTTACCTGAAGCTGCGTCATAACAACAGTATACGGATTGGTTTTTTCATCTTCTGCGCGTATTTCCTGCTTCGGTGTTTCAGATTTTGACACAATACGACCCTTCTTATCTATGAACCTAATGACTGGGATTTCGCGAAGATGTAAATACAGCAGATTCCAAGAATAATCGCCAGGATGTTTTTATCAATAAATCCCCAAGCGATAATCCCAAAGCCACCGACCGCTATAGCGCCTACGGTAAAATCATCATTCAAGCTTTACCCTCTCGTCGTTATTTACGGTAATAACGCGAGACTCCACGGTATCTGGATCTAGCGCAGCGAAGTTTGTTTTCACAGGTCTTCGGTGAGAATGTAGCTGACCCATGTAATAAAGTGGAGACTCTTGCCTAGGGTCTACTCTTCCCATACGCTCCATAAATGATCGTGAAGATCTTGTCAGCATAATCGCTCCTCCGAAGTTAAATCTTGACTTAGCAATCTGGTTGCTTGTATATTGTAAAACAATGCCTTACCGTTTACTGACGGAATAGGCGGGAAACAAGCTCAGCTATAGCTGTTGCGAACTCTTCAAACATACTGACTATTAAACCAAACGGATTAGGAGAATTCATTATGTCCTCCTTACTTGACCAGACTCGCGCCGCCGTAGGGGCGTGGGTCAGTGGCGCAAAAGATTTTAAGCCTTCAGTCGAAGACGTGATGGATGCGTTTGTTGAACAACAAAAGGTTAAACCAACCAGAACTCTTGTTCCTATTTTACCACTTCTAACGTTGAAGGGTGAGCCCTATAATCTGATTGATCATTTCCCAATGGAACCGTTGTTCAGCCTAGATGTCCCGCAGCAGCTGTTGTTAAAATGCGGCCGGCAGATATCCAAGTCTACAAGTCTAGCAGCTCAAAACGTACTTCAATCGTTGACCTTACCTTACTTTCAAACATTGTTCATAGCTCCACGCTACGAACAGATTCGTAAGTTCTCCAGTAACTATATGCGACCCTTCATAGAATATTCTCCAATCTCGCACTTGATCACAGATAGCAAGTGTGAAAACTCCGTGTTACAAAAGACTCTACGAAATGGGTCGAGAATGTTCTTTACGTTCGCACTCCTCGACGTCGACCGAGCTCGTGGTATCTCAGGCGATAAGGCTGTGTACGACGAGGTACAAGACCTTGATTACGATTTCATTCCTATCCTCCGTTCTTGTTTAGACGCGTCAGAGTGGTCGTTACAACAATACAGTGGGACTCCTAAAACACTCGACAATACGATTCAAGCGCTATGGGAAGATACTTCCCAAGCGGAATGGGCGATCAAGTGTGAAGCATGTAACTTCATCAACATTCCCGCCGCAGATCATCATATCATTAAGATGATCGGCAAGAATGGGATAGTTTGTTCAAAATGTGGTAGGCCTATTAACCCCCGGTATGGTAAGTGGTGGCATCGATATCCAGATCGTCGTTGGCAATTTGCTGGTTATCACATTCCTCAGATTATTATGCCTATGCATTATGCTGTAGAGGGCAAGTGGCAAAAGATCATAGCTGCTATGAATGGATTTCAGACAACTCAATCTGCGTTTATGAATGAGATCCTGGGGGAAAGTAGTGACGTAGGTGTCAAGCTGATTACTCTCACAGATCTTCAGAGAGCCGCCTGTTTACCCTGGAATAACGAGCGCAATGAGGCATTAAAACACGTAGGCGATTATGTTCTACGCGTCATGGGAGTGGACTGGGGAGGTGGAGGCGCCAACGAGATATCTTTCACTACGCTCTGTATTCTGGGGCTTAGGCCTGACGGAAAGATTGATTGTATCTACTCGGAACGGCTATATGCTACCCTGACTCATGACGAAGAAGCCTACAAGATACTCATGGACTTTAAGGCTTTTCAGTGCCAGTACATTGCACATGATTACGGTGGGTCTGGATCAGTTAAAGAGGCGTTGCTCATCCATTCTGGAATTCCTATAGACCGTATTATTCCTCTTCTCTACGTTCGCGCCACAACGAAAAACATACTGACGCATAACCCCCCATCCAACAACTCTTCCCGACACTTTTGGAGTCTAGATAAGACACGATCCCTGGTGTTACTAACCTCGATGATCAAAACGGTGGGTATTCGCTTTCCAAAGTACGACTCTGTGAAAGACCTCGTCAGCGATTTTCTGGCGCTAATTGAGGACAAGCACGAAATGGCTAGCGGTGCGGACGTCTTTCTTATCACGAGGAATCCAAAGATGAAGGATGATCTTTGTCATTCGATTAACTTCGCTGCAATTACCATCTGGCATTACACCCAGAAGTGGCCTGACCTGGCTAAGCAATTTGACATGAAGCTTACGAAGGAACAGCGAGAGTTTCTTGCACCGAAGAAGCCTTCGTTTACGTGATAGGTGGAAATTCTTTAGGTATTGTACTGGTGGGTTTAGAATTATATCGTTACGTTTTTCCACGCGCTTGAAACCCGCTCAAAGAACGATCGTTTAATAACCCAGCCGGATCCGTTATCCGCATCTTCGATATCCTCTACCAGCGCCTTTGATTTAATAAGCGATTGCGCGACATCGGAAAAGCTTGGATGCGGCAGCCCCAGTTTTTGAAGAGTGTGTAACAATTTTTTGCGTGAGATGTAAAGCAACTGATGCTCAGTATCGACCAAGATCGTTGCATTACGTAATTCGGGCAAACTCCCATGCTTATACGCGTTATAAAATGCTTTATTGATTTTCTTGATCTCATTACGCCGGTACAGCTCGCAAAGAAGCAACATCATACGTTCACCAACGGAGTACATTTCTGGTGCGATTGAAAGATACTTCATTATCGTTTCCGCTTCTTCGAAAACCTCACGGAAAGCAACCCCTTTGAACTCATGCTCCAGCCACTTTCGCATACTGTGTAGCACATCAAAGGGGAAGATACCCCCCATCTCAATCTTGTAATCCCGTTCCTGCAGCCACCCGATATATCGAAGCATCGCCGGCATGTTCAAAATATTACCCGCTTGCTGTGTTATTCCAGGTGAATGGATGAATAGCCAGGTTCCACACGCGGATACCGCGTACTGTTCCAGTATTCCCAATTTGGCGATGATGGGTCGTGTAACGCTGTTGGCCCACAGGCTAAGTCCCTTACCTCCCAAGACATCTTTATCGAAGTAACAAGGGATGTCATGCGCCGACGCCTTTTCAATAAGAGAGTCGTGTATCGCAGCTTTTGATCTACTCGTCAGCACGTTTTGACCGAGCTTTACCAAATTCATGGAATCAACAATCTTGTTGCCAATATAGACACCCGTATCGTTTTCTGTGCCCACCAGCCCTATTGGAATAAAAGGCGTATCAAAAACAGGAGCCAGCATGTTTGATAAGATAGTGGCCGAGGTGGCTAAGAATGTTGAAGAAGCCTTCGCATTTGAAATCCACGAATTCACAACATTGGAGTTCAGCGTCAACTGTGGCAGATAAATGTTTCGAAATGGGAGATCTTTCTCAGGCTGTATGAGAAACACAGATCGGCCTTGAATGATTTTTCCATGCTGATAGGAGAAAGACGGGAATGTAAACGATCCGTCCTTTTGCCATCCTATTCGGCCATCGGAGGACTCACTCGTAGGTGTATGAAATCTCTGTGCAATATTCATGAGTTTCTTTTCCCAGCCTCTCAAGATGAACGGCTTCGGCCGACCTTTATCCATCATGAATCTAGTAAGCCAGCGGCCAGGATCCTTCTCGAAATCATCGTGTTCAGCTGTAAAGGTAAGATCAGGTTTGCCTTGAGACTGAATTATCCCTACAACATAGTGTTTACCGGTTGGACGATGATGCACGGTTTTTCTGATTTCCATATGAAAATCAGTAACCTGATATGACTTCTTTCCTCGACGTGTAATGTACCATCCTGAGGGCTCGGCGCGTACTTCCATCGTAGACCAGCTTGTTCGTTTCACTTCGTCAACATGCCCAAGACGAAGTTTCATTTCTCGCAGGTCGTGTCGCGCACAGTCATAGAGGATTTTTTCTGTCTCTCCCGCTGTAAGATTCATTTGCGTGAGAACAGTAGGGCAGTCATTTTCAGGGATGCTGAGGAACCACGATTTGAACACGCGTTCCCACGGGGATGAATAACGATTCATCTTGTTCAAGATATCCATGGGCGCCATCTGACCGAGCATCTCTTCCATTGTCCTGGTTGTTGGTCTCGGCTTCATAGAGATGCATGAGTTTGCAACCATACGCGCCTGAATGAAAGTATCTACAGTAGGCTTAGGCTCCCATAAAATAACCTTCTGCGCACGTATGGACGACCAGGATCCTTCTGCCGTCAACCGATTATAAATAACCAAAGGAAGAGGTTTTGCCAGCGCATGGAAATGTTTTCTTTGCAGTTTTAGCCCAAGCCAAGGATCGTTGATCGCATAAACTACCCGCTCCTGATCACCAAGATCGTTGATCCAGGCGAGACCAGAGTCTACAGCTTCGGGATCATATCCATCGATAATGTATCGAATCTCGTGGTGTTTGGAGGCGAAGATGAAGGATCGTATTCTGCCGGGTAGATCATAATATGGAATGACCAGCGCATGCCGCATTCCTTTTGGAGATAGGCTTGCATTGGGGATATGATTCAGAATACCTTCTTGAGACAGCATTCCAATATAGTTATCCATCCTACCTTTCCAGGCCCTCGTACTGGTTCCGCTCCATAGCCCCTTGTCCATCAATAGTTCTACCCACTCAGGCTGAACTCCTTTATCATATTCATGCCTGGAGTTTTCCCACAGCGCAATAGGACGTACCCTATTGATCTCATGCATACGCTGGTAGTAAGATATAGTATCGGGATCAAGAACAGAGCCTGGAAGCGAAACAAGGCCCTCGGATTGCAGAATCCCCATAAGTCTTACAAGGCCTTTTGTTTCGCGAAGACGCTGGAAGAACCCAACGCCGTCAGAAGCGTAGCCACAAGATCGACAATAGACCCAAGGACCCTGGTCAGACAATGAATCTTCTTGTGGATCTAGGAAAACTCTAAGTGACTTACCACTGTCATTACAAAACGGACAGACTGCAGGATGTGGAAAACCCGCTACGGTAGTCTTGACCCGTTCATTAAGCGCCTGTAAGATGGACTTAGCTGGTATAAGAGCATTTAGGTTTTGAATTGAGGACGGCATTATGACTCCAATTACCGATCAGTATGATGATGTTAACAGGCAACGGCTTCATCTACTTCTCAAGGTACACGAAGTTCCTCCTTTCGTCAAGCAATCAGCTGATAAAGCGCTTGATACTCTTGAGGATGTCGCCCAGACAGTTTTTGCCTATCCTGTGCGACGCAAGTTTCCTTGTCACACAAAAGTAGCTACGTGGCTATCGACCGCATTCTTCCTTGATGAGAAACACAAACTGCCGGAGGACGAGGCCAGGTATGTTCGAGATCAGATTGAGAAAGCGGCCAACTATCACGGAATCGCTATGGAATTTCATGAACTTTGCGCTGATTTCGAAAAACGCTCAACCCCCTGGGATATCCCCGACGAACAGTTTGGTCTAGTTTATGAAATCGACGGTATTGGTAAGCGCCGTTTATTTCCAGCGCACACTAAAGAAGCTTGCCTGAAGTCCATGGAAATGCTTTATACGCAAGCTGATAAGTTTCCTCTTATTGCTCGAAGACATGCTGCTCGTAACCTGATCAAATGTTCCACAGCCTTGAACATCACTGCGAACACCTCCGATATCTCTGAATGGATTGAGAAAGCGGCCGGCTACGGGATGTCATCGCCTAAGGAAGTTGGTGAGGGTTTTGCACAACGCGTTTATATGCTTGGAGAGAGACACAATGATATCAGAGAGAAGCTGGCGGAGATGGCGGTCGAAATAGGCGCTGCGGACAAGCTCAGTCATGCGCAGCTTGAGAAGGCGGCGTTCATTCTCGACGCGGTTGACCGCGACACGGGCATCTTCAGTCAATATCCCAATGGGCTGGACATGCCGGAAGAAGTTTGTTTCAACACTACAGAAAAACAGGCTGAAGATTCTCTCTTTGAGAACATTCAGCTGACCAACGGCCATTATGTATCTCGTTCCTCGCTTCATGGCCTCCCCCTGGAAAAGATCTCTAAGGCGTTTGGAGACGACTTCCTAAACTCGGTTTTGGCTACCGATGGAATGACGGTTGACTTTGAAAAGTTTGCTGAAATTCTTCCTACGCTACCAAGAGGTGACGCAGATCTCATTGAAAAACTTATGGATAGCGCAAACGTTAAAGCTTTAGGATAAATTCAAAGAGAATCCGCGCGACGGTAACTTGGCTCTGTGAAAACCGCCGCGCGGATATAAATGACGAGAATTGAATGTCAACAGCCTTAGCCAAATCCCAATTCAAAGCCGCTCTTGAAAATCCAGATATGACAGCAACTGTTCTTATGGCTATCTTGCTGGATCGTTATGGTACCGAATTTCTAGAGTGGGAACCTGATACGCTGCGAATCCAGATTGCCGATGATTACGGGGCGAACCCGCCAGAAAACAACTGGGACAAGATTTGGGCCTGCGTGATGCTGTTGACTACGGATCTCTTTTATAACTCCCTAGAGGCCTTCAACTCGGTTTGCAACGCGCTTTCCGGGGAAGGGGCGCACTTTGACAAGTGGGAGCTCGCGGAGCCTGAAGAGATCATGTGGGGTGTTGCTGAGACTACATTGCTAGAGCCGCCTGAAAAAGGAAAGAAAAATCACGACTTCTCGCATGAGATCAGACAGTTTGTTGGTCTTGCGCTAGCTGAGTTTGGTATCTGGAGAACTCCGAAGCTCCTGCTTGGCATCGTCGAAAAACCCAATCTTACAGAAGACGCAACGAGCATCAACTTCTCAGACGATCCGGCTATGCACGCGTCGTTCTTCAATAATCAGACGGCTATTCTGGCTGATCTTGAGGCGGGCGTCCATGAGCGTCTTGGAATGATGTACGATCAGCTTCAGCTTCTTCCCTTTGAGACTGCTTCCTCTGAAGCTTTGCAATCTTTCCAACTGCCCGGAACACAGCAACTGGCAGCGCAATAGCGACAGAAGTCAGGGGAGTATCTTCCGGATAACCGGACTCACAATCAACGAAATTCCACATGTCCCCGTCTAAAGTCACCCATCTATAATCGATAATCTGCAATGTCGATACCGATACAGGTATAGGTTTTCCTCTTCCAATTTCTTTACCAATCAGAAACAGCTTATCTCGAAAATGCTTGATGAGCGCGTGTACGTCGGACTGTGTAAATCCGACATTGATTAACAGGCGATAGAGAGACGCTATAAGGATTTCTGTCGCATTCAACGAAAGCTCTTCATATCCCGGCTTGAATATGTCGTGATCATGGTCGTAGACAATGGATAACCCTTGTCGTACATCATGCAGAGAAAAGCCTCCAGCAGTGATGAAGTCTTTAACTTTCTCTGAAATCATTACGCCGCCTGTCATATTCGACCTCGATGCAATGTGTATTCTTTCCTGAACATCAGCTCTTCCGCAGGGATCGACGCTCCCGGAGACGCCGCGACGCCCTCTTTGTTACATGGGTAGTGATCTCCACCCTCAAGCCCAGCCATGTCCATGCCGTGACTTAAGCGTTCTTTCCATACGAGAGCCCGCGCTTGCGCCGAGGTTACTTCGTCCAAACGTGGACCCTCAACGGTAACGATAAGATCGCTGTGCTCAAATCGCGTAGCTACAATTTTCAAGTCTTCCAGCGCCATCGTCAACTCCTTTAGTAACTCTGCTTGTAACTATGTACACGCGCATACGTGTAGCGAATAGCTAAGAATGAGTCTAAAATCTGGACCCTCTTCACAGAGGGCCCAGTACCGTTCAGCACTAACCCTCAGACCTACGAACAACCTCGTAGGCCGTCTACCATAAGGTAGATTATAATTATCCAACAAAGGATACTTATAACTTTGAATATCCTATACAAACTCATTTGCATCTCTCAATAAGTGGAGAAATGCACAGCTGCGGACTCCAATATATAGTAACGCGAGAGGAAACGTAAATAAAGAAATGAGAGTTACAGCGTCTGTTTCTTTACTAGGCCTCGACTAAGCTGAACAACCTCAAATTCCTTTACCCCGAGAATCTCCTTGAGACGATTGCGACGGTCGTTCGGCATTGATTGTATAGCCTGCTTTGTCTGTTGTAAGATCCTCTCTCGTTGCTTCCCTCGTTTACACTTACAAGGTTTTGGACGTTTCAAATCTCGCCATAGAGATGTAAAGGTTGGAAATTCCTTACGAACGCGTGGGTTATCCAAGATACCCGCTAGAACCTGCGCCGATAGAAAAAGAGCCATTTATCATAATCTCCTATGAGGAGGAGGAGGAGGAAGAAGATTCTACGTATGCGCTACTTGAGGAGGAGGAGGAGGAGTAGGAGGAATAACTTGACGAGGAGCTAGAACTTCCAAAGAAAACCTCTTCCTGTAACTCCAGGTCATCCATACGATCGAGACCCGTAACCAACGCGGCTACCTCTTCCTGAATATACTCCCATACTTCGTTAGCGTCTTCCAAATTACGAAGAACAAGATCAGCGGAAGATAAGCGGAAAAACGGTCGGCCTGTTTCATTCGGCGCATTTTCCGGATACTCCTCCATATCGGCCGGAGACGCTACATTTGTAAATTCATCCCTAGGTTCTGTTTCTCCAGCTCCGGCAGAGAAGCGACGAAAAACAAATATTGAAGAACTCATCCAATAAGCAGATGTAACCGTCACAACCATGCGATAGCCTTGAAGAGCATTCCTATCGTAGCGTACAGGTACGCTTCTACTCAAACGTATAGATCTGTACGGCCACGCGGAAGATGAAGAAGACGAAGCCATTTCATTTCCTTTCCAACGCCGCTACTTATTCTCGCCAGACTTCTCTGTGCTCTGTTTGATTATAGCACGGCTAGGAACGCACAGTTAGGCCTCTGGATACTCTTCGTGAGTGCCACGCCTGTTTTTACGCCCTTCCGCATCAGGGATGATACCGTCGTAGTACCAATCGAGTTTATACCCGTGCTGTCGAAGAGCTTCGCCCAGCGCCGCATCCCCACCATTATGGTTAAGACGTTTATCCGGCCAATCCAGTTCTTTGACAACCGTAGCGTCCATTGCGAACCATGCCCCAAGAATAAAGTCCACCTTCTTATAGCCTTTGGCGCGCATTCGCTCATCCGGATGATCAGCAAACGGAATACATTTGAACCAAGAAGCCCGCTGCATCCACTTTTGATATCCCTGCGTGACGTGTACGTAGAGAGGTTTTCCATAGCAAGCGTAGCCTTGAGGGCGTCTATTGGAAATACGATGAGACAACTTTTGCAACCAATCACCTTCCTTGACATATGAATCGTCATCAAACCAGACGATCCAGGGTGAGACGTTGTCGGCGAACATCTTACGCATGAGAGGATACTTGTTGACGTTTTTGGGCTCGATATAGATCTTGACATCATCTACTTGTGTCTTTATTGTTTCAAGCCACGTCAATGTCTCCTGACAGACTTCGTTACAGCCGATACGCAACGCGTAGGAGCCTGGTGGAGTATTAGCGATGATACTGGAGACGCAACGGAAATGAAGGTTGGTAAAGTTTCCGTAAAGCAGAACGTAGATCTCCACAGGCGGTAAGATATGTTTAAGCTCAGGATAGGTCTGTAGCAGCGTTACTGTATCCGGACCACCTGTTCGTTGCTGTACTTGATTCTCAGATTGAACTACCGGAGTAGAAGAAACAACCAACGGAGGAAGTTGATTCAACGCTTCTTCTCCTTGCTTTCTCATAATTTCTTCTTCACCTTTACGCGCAGCGCTAACTTCTTGCCATGAAACTCCTTTTTTATCCATAGGCTTCTTGGTGATCACTACTCCAGATTCAAGTCGTACCTGATCTGGATATTCCGAACGCGCGCATTCCGCACAAAGCACACGCCGCCGGCCGATGTCCCAGAAGCTCTCCTTTGTTTTCAAAGGTTTTCCACACTTACCGCAAGGCTGCTCACCTGTCTCGAGTGGCCTATTGACAGGTACAAGCTTCCCGGCCTCGGACGGAGAATCCAACTCTCCCAGTCTTTTGGACGCGCAATCGGCGCATACGATCGTCAGATTACCCATGTCACGATACGCGTTTCCTCGAATATCCTTGGAACATCCCGCGCACACCGCTGTGTCTTCAGAAGCTATCCTAAAAGATTCCAAGCTACCCATCGGTTTTTTCTCCTTCTTCTTCTTCTGTTTTCGCCCTATAATAACGAAGACTGTCATAGAGATCCGCCATGCCTAGCTCTCCGGCGGTACGGAGTAACATCGCTTCCATCTTTCCATCGTAACCCCAACGAGTTCTACCTGCTGAAATGGATTCAATAATCTTGCCTTTACTGATTTTACGTGTAGCCGCTTTCCAATCACAGAGCATCTCAATGAGCTGCAAGAATGACGCGCGCTCAAAGAATTTAGTTTCGTGCTCTGGGTGGTGATCATTGAATTCATAGTGATGATCAAGCGCAGGTTTCATCTTACGTAGATTATCTTTGTACTCCTTGCTGAGATACTCTATATGCTTTAACTTCCGAGTATACTGAGAAAAAATAGGCCACTCTCCCTCACCAAACTTCGAAAGGTCATGGGTTATTGCTCGCCATATAAGCTTCCAGCAAACATTGACGATGTAATAGAGAACCCAGAACTTATGTGACATGATGGAGAACCTTGCATGGATGCTAAACATTCTCTTCCTCTTCCTTGCTTTCAACGATTTTTATTGGGTGGTCCGTATCAACTAGCTTAAGCGTAGTCTCTTACCTATTTTTACAACCAAACAACAAATGCAATCCAGAGGATATGCAAGTCGCCAATCAGATGCGCGTAGATCCAGTGCAGTTGATTCTTACCTCTGTAATGGCGTTACTTACCTGGGAAGGTCAAGATACCATCCTCGTAGTAGCTCATAACGCATTTGTAAACCAGCTCAGGCTCAATCATTGCGAGACAGCTAGGTATAATCGCTCCGTTATCCAAGAAAGGCGCCTTACACTTCTCTTTCTCTTTATCAGATACGATCTTGCTCTTCCAACATCCACCTATCTTGCAGCACTCAAGCTGACCACAGGTATGAATAAAACGATGAGGGATGAAAAGATCCGGCGTTTGAGGTTTCCAGCCTGGAATGCCTCGGCGCATGTTGACTTCACGATTGTTCTCTGTATAAGCCTCCCACCACCACGGCTCCCTCCCGCCAGCTACAACGACGCAGGGACGGTTAAATGCGGCCGCGATATGCATTAGACAAGTCACTACGCTCATAACACCGTCTGAGTGATAGATAAGCTTCATCAGATCCCTGAAGCGTGTCTTACCTACCAAATCAATGGCCCCCTTCATGCGTGGATGACAGTGGCCACTATCGCCTACCTGAACGCAGAGAATATTTTGCTCGGCCAGCATATCAACAACGCGTTGCCATCTAGCAGGGTTCCACCACTTAGCGGTGAAATCATATTTACCTCCGGAAGCCATCACCCAGTAGTTCTCCTGGAACGGCCTCTCAGTCTTCTCCTCATCCGTAAGGTGTAGATCCGGCCGAAACTCTGTCAGCACCACCTTCTCGCTACCCTGTGAGCCGTCTAGACCAAGCTTGACGTTCATATCGTCGATGAAGCCCCACATGAAATGAACACGTTCTTGATTAGAGTGGTGGATAAGCGGGTAATTCATCTTGATGGCACGAGGTTTTGGGGTATCAGGTAGAACGTCCACGATATATGGGTTACCTCGCCATATATCCTTCGTGACGGTTTTTATTGCAATTTGATACTTATTTGGGTGTCGTCTAACCAAATCTCGAATAGCTGCAGACATGACGACAAAGTCTCCAGGACTTTGTTTGTTGAACAAAAGAATAGGTTCTGGCATGATTCCTCCTTATTGTGGTTGTTTCGAGTTTAGCGCCCGGGTTGCTAAGTGTCAAGAGTCTAAGCATCAAACATACGACGGAATTCCACGCGAGGAAAGGCCTTTAACTTTCCACCTATTCCGCCGTTTAAGATAACGATGCCATGATCTTCGCTGTACTTACGCACTATCTCATAAGATCGAAGCGCCTGAGACATAAACTTAGACTGTGATCGAAGACGTTTAGCGGACACTTTTGGTAGATCATAGGCGTGTGCATCTCCCGCAGGGCATGTACAGTCGCACCCAAGCAGGACAATAGGGTTACATCCAAGATACATGGCAAGGGGTATGGCGATATCAATAACTACGGTACCGGAGAGCATAACATCTCGAACAACGTCCAAATTATGATTAAATGCTCCGGCAATCCTCCGGCCAAATCGGACGATTTTAAGAAGATTCTTTGCTGTATAGCCGAACGTCTTATATGCTCCCTCTCCAAGTACAACGTGAGTATCTATAGATGATAATATCTTGTATATGTCTTTCGCCGGAGCGGCGGCGTCTAGGGCGCAGTGATAGGGGCAGATAAATCCGTGAGGCGCAGTAATCAAGTAGGCTCGATTGACACCAATCGTGACCTCTGACTGTAAAGGAGTCAAATCCATAAATCTCAAGGAGGGACCAGAGCCTATAATGAAACAGCGAGATCCCTTATGGGAATCTTTTATCCATGCATGCTTAGGCGAAGCGCGATCGCCAGCCGCTTCTTGAATTCTTTGTATAAGGTTACTCAAGATTTGGTATCGAATTAAAAAGAACTCGTGGATAAGCGTTCAATAGACCACCAGGGCCCGCATTGAGTACAATCTTTCCTTTAGCCTGTGAACAGCGACGAACAACTTTATGCGCTCTTATCAACTGCATCTGTAATGTTTTAGTCATTACCGCTTTTGGTTGTCCGGCATAACCCGAGCGATCGCAATCGCAACCAAGGAGATAAACGGGGTTACACCCCATGTAAAACGCTGAAGAAATCGCTAAGTCTATGATTACAGAACCGGATAAAGATTTATAAGGTACTTCATCAATGTTCCAGTGAAACACGTCATTCCACTTAGACCGATTTCTAAAGTATTGAACAACTTTAACTAGATTCGGATGTGAATATCCGTGTCGAGCATACACTATTCCGGATAAAACAATACCTGTATCTTTCAACTTTGGATACTCTTCAGCAAGCCGATGTTTGCAAGAAGCGGTAGGATCTCCGGCACAAACTAGCGTAGGCGTTACTCCGAATAGTTCTAAAACATGAAATCCGCTGTCGGCTGCAATTACAATTTCATTTTTGAGTTTGGACAGATCGACGCGTAATAACGAAGGACCGTTACCACAAACAAAAGCTCTTTGATTTAAATGGCTATCCCTTTCCATCTTTAGTAACTCCTTGCTTGATGGGATTCCAACCAAGATTAAGGAATGCGGGTAACGTCTTCGTATACAAAATATTTCTTCTGCCGGGCTTAAGAGCCAATGAAGAACCAGGAGACGTATCCTTCAAAAATTTCAATCCGGGGCCTTTTCCTCTTACAACGGCTGGACGTCCACAGGCGCATTTCTCCATTGCCAAACATACTGTCACGTCGTCCATAGTATGATCGCCAAACAAATCGTGAGCTGTGTCCCAGTAGTTAACCTTACCAATAGTTTCTTGTATGGCAGCGCGCGGGGCCATCATTCCACAAGGAGATACCATGTCTACATACATCGCGCGGTGCTCATTCAGCGTATGACTATGAAACTCCTTTCGCGTACGATAATGGTTGAAAGGATAATTGAACGCCCATCCCCAAAGTCCTAAGACATTATTTGGGAATACTCTACTGGTTTCCAGTAATGCGCTAATACCATCATCTGTGATAACGCACTCGTCGTCACAATACATGACATAAGGAGTTCGCACCATTCCAGCTAGGGCAAATCGTTGCCACAGCCCGAAGTTGATAGAGCATTGGAAGGATACCTCTGTATGCGCTGGTACCGCCGCGTTTTCATTACACCATACCCAGATATGCTTGAAGCCGCGATTGTAAAAGGAATCGACAACCTGCTGAATCGTTTGGCGTTTCCATGACAGAATGAAAACCGTAACGTCATCCTTCGGTGTCGACAAAACTTCAGATTTTGCTGAAACAGCCTGGAGTGTAGGTGTAGAAATTTCCAAAACCTTATTCTCCTCTTCCATCTCTTTTTCTTTTTCAAGCATATCTGGGTGCGTAAGGCTAAACATCCGACGGACACTAGCAGCGTCTGTACACTCTTGGATAGTTAATTGTCTACTATGCATAAAAGCAAAGAACTTACGCGCGCGGTGTATATCGATATTATTAGGGTTGACTACCGATGCGCGAATTGTACTACATTCATTGACCACCTTGTTTCCGGTAAACCAGCCTTTACCAAGAGTGAATATTGGAGTACCTAACATCTGCGCTGTAAAAATCGTCGTGGAATTTATAGCTATCATCCTGCTACAATTTTCCAACAGGTAAGAGAGAACCGATGTGTTCTGATTACCCATTGAAAGGTTCTTTACCACGCAATGATGCTCTCCGCAATCGGGTACACCTTCCAGTGCACGATCAAATGGGTGGGGCTTGATAACCACAAACTTACCCGCTAATCTCATCTCATTGATAATATCTCGAGCTACTCGGCTTTGATCTCGGCGGGCTGCAGGGGCATCTCGAAGCAGAACTTGGTCACCTGTTCTTTGTAGAATCAGAAGATCAAATTGTTTAGGTAGCTTGTTCAGGTTGGCTATATCCAGATAGGATTTACCTTTTTCCGCATCAGCATGTACGCCATCTTCCATACCTGTGATATATTTCTCAGACTCTTCGGCGGCCGCTTTTTGCAAAGGGTTGTTCATCAGCACGTCGAAGTTACCAGGCACAGAGGAATCCGCATTGTCCCCTACGGTATCAAAGATTGAGGAAGTGTAATGATCCCACACACCGAAATCCATGATCAGCTTTCGAATGCCCTTCTCTTGAATAATCTTATCAACCTCTTTACACCAACCCAGTTTGTATAGGCGCTGCCAGGTGATAATAAGATCGAAGTGTTCCTTCTGAAGTCTTTGGATTGCCTCATCTTTCCATTGTCCCTCGCCCCGACGAAGTACAGATACGTCAAAATTCATACTATCCAATGTCTTGATAATATTACGAACAGCGCCTTTGTCTCCCCAAGGCATGACAAGAATACGACGTCCGCCAGCGTAGGGCTTTCTTGCTGTAGAGGTACAAAATGGACATGCTTCACAGCGAATACCCCAAGCTTCACCATCTTTCATACCTGGTTGTGCGCATTCGTAGAGTACTTCACGCCGTATTTTACCTCCGCAGCAGGTATGATCTTTATGACTTTTTTCAGCCCCACGATAGCTACAAGGAGGAAGGATCCTGATTTTAACCTTATTCCCCAAATCCTTAAACTTCGGCCCTTCTCTTATAGCTTCTCGTTTTTCAAAGTCTTTTTTGGCGATTCGCATACGATCTAAGAATGTCTTTCCTTCGTTTTCCGGCGCCATCGATTTCTCCTTGTTTTATGCCTCGTCGCAGCATAAAGCATAACTCTTTTAGTTGTGTCAGGTCAGCTCTGGTAGCTCCTCTTTTGCCACAGCTACTCCAAGATCACAATCCATACCGTTTTTAACAGCCGCTACTAAGAATTCACCGGCAGTAACAGCGTTGCTATACCTCTTCAGGTTACGAACACGATAAGAAGTCAAAGCTTTTATTCTTTCATTCGAAATGCTTTTCCAGCCAACAGCGATTAGCGCCGCTAAATTTCGCTGTATCAAAGCCTTTACCACGGGACATTTTTCTGTGAATCTATTTTCGTCTTCCGCACATTTCAAACAGGTATCGCTTGAAACGAATACTTTTCCAGCACAGGCTATATTCGACAACTTGCAGGTAACTATGTTTTCTGGAGTCATTTCTAGGTTAGGACATCCTAAAGCTTTTGCCTTCTCTGTAGTTTCCAAGATTTTCCTGCGTGTCTCTTCAAGACTCAGCCGTCGCTTTGTCATCGAATTTTACCTTCATTTTCAAGAATACTTGGTTTACGAGTCCGTACAACCTGCAGTACATAATCCTTCTGACGTAAAGGGACCGCTATGGATGCCATATTTCCAACACATATTAAACTCTTCGTCACACGCGCAAGGTTTTACGTAGTCGCTGTAATTTTCAGGGGTAAGTAGTACACATTCGAGACCGATCCACTCACCCTCACCCTCACAGTTTGTAGAATCAAAAAACTCTTCAATTCCAACGCAATACCATCCGTATTCAAAGCTTGTGCCTGGACTCGCACTTGGACTCGCACTTGGACTTGCACTTGGACTTGGACTTTTACTTGGGCTATGGATATGACTTTTACTCGGACTCTCGCTTGGACTAGAGATATGACTTGTACTTGGACTCGTACTTGGACTCTGGACAGTACTTAGGCTAGGACTGGGGCTTAAACAATCCTCACTAATCAATGTCCATATCATATAGCATTTACTACCGTAATGCTCAAGATTAAGCTGATAGGAACATCCATCATCTTTATCAATATCAGAGCACTCGGGACCTAGACCTTCGTTACAGTTTCTTGTCCACTTACCCGTACCATTATAATATAAAGTCCAAATAAATTCGGCGTTTACCTCATTACAATCCTCCTCTGAAAGTGAAGAGATATTTGTAAGCTCCTCCCAACAGCATATTCCAGGCGCTGCGCTAGGCAATGAGAAGCTTGGCGTATCCAAACCAGGAGACGAGCCAGCAGGGCTAGAACTTTCAGGACTAACGCTCGCCGAACTTGGTGTAGCCGGGCTTGGAGTGCCGGGGCCGGGCGTAAGACTCACGCCTGGACTTGATATTATTGGACTAGGAGGTACAGGAGATACCACGGGACTAGGCACCGCAGGGCTAGGCACAGAGATTATAGGACTTGGTACCGAGATTACGGGACTCGGTATTGAGATTCCAGGACTTGGTACCGAGATTACAGGACTTGGTACCGAGATTACAGGACTTGGTACCGAGATTACGGGACTCGGTATTGAGATTCCAGGACTTGGTACCGAGATTACAGGACTTGGTACCGAGATTACAGGACTCTTAACCGCAGGGCTAGAGATATCCGGGCTATCGATCGCAGGCGTAGTAGTAATGAAACACGCCTCTTCCCACTCTAAGGTAAACATCACCTGTGAACGACAACTTTGATTATCCGAACCATCTACGACAGAAAGTTTTTTCAGAGTATGGCTACAGCTTGGACGCTCCGGGTTGATAATAAGAACTCGAGTTACAGGTATCTTCAGGTCGAACTTTATTGTAGGCTCACACCATCCTGTTTCTGGATCCGGAGTGACCGAGACATCAAGCTGCGGATCACACGCTATCATAGATGAAGAGTATTCAAATGGAACCGACCATGTAGCCGTTGTCGATCCAATTCTCATTTCGTAGCATCCGAAAAGAAAATCCGGAGGCTCTGGAATAGGAAAATCGAAGAACTCACCTTCCCAAATTGGTTCGGGGGGAGCTTCAACGAAACAGCTGGATAACAAGTTCCCCTCAATTGCAGGGATGCTTGGCATCGAACAACCGGATCTAGATGAAAAGGCTTCCGTCATGATCTATCTCATCTCGATTACGACGTACACAGGTTCGTTTCTAGCTGAACAGTTAGTAGGTATCCAGAGCTGTCTGGAACGATCCTGACACCTCTACTTCCTGTAAGGCTGAAAGCTGTAGATTCAATTCCTACGCCGTTGATATCTGTAATGAAACCGTCACAGGCTTCGCACGCCTGTCCGCTAGAAAGCCCATATTCGTCAATAACAATATCCTTACAGGTCTCTCCACGCCCATAGCCAAGATTCGCATTGATCTCAACCGAGTTATCAGCATCGCTTATGATTAGCTCGCAATTGTAACCCTCGCGAAGAATTACATGATCTTTTATGTTACGTGTTTGAAAAAACGTGGTTTCTTCTCCGGCATAAGAACTACTGCTGCCGCATAAAACCGGACATCTTCTTGCGTCATTGGCAAGCGTAATTCCTGTTACGTAGCTACTTGCCAACGTTTGAATACACGCTGGTTCAACCTCAGAAAACATGTAATAGTATTCGCCATCCGCGAGCGCCGCATACTCTGAAAGATCGCCTGTCACAAGAAACGCTCGTCCCATAAGGTTGGTAGAGACAGTAACAGACGATACACTGCTTGACGAAGAGCTGCGACTTTCACTACTGGACGAAGAACCTAATGGCAAGGAACTCTCTGAAGATGAAGATGAAAAAGAAACAGAACTCATTGAATCGCTACTACTTGATGAGCTCATACTATTGGAGCTTGAGCTTGAACTAGATAAAGAGGAAGAAGATACTCCAACCCATTCAGCGTCTACGTACTGGGTTTCGCCAAAACAGACGTCTGATAAATCCCGAGTAAACGTGAACTCCCACTCTAAAAATCCTGGAGCGTTGGATCTAAAATCAAATTCCAGGCTATTTCCAGCTTTCACAACTCTGTTGAGATACACAGTGTGTAAGGAGACATCGAATTCAGAATCAATTCCCATGATGAAGCCGGCGTCGACAATACCTCGACCATCAAACGGGAAGGACTGTTCAATGTCAGACGCGTGCTTTGCTTCAATGTACACCGCGAATATTTTTGTTTTCGCGGCCCCAGTAACAGACATATTGGCGAAATAGTATCGTATTGCGTTGAAATCAGCTACAGATATTTCTTTGTTGACTGTAAGTCTATGCCACTGCGCAACACCATCTCCGACTATATCCAGGTCATGATTCGTGAAGTCAGATTCCTGCGCACGTATGCGTGTTGTATTACCTAGGGGTACCAAGGAGTAAACATAAACAGTGAACCCTATCACAGGCTTTGTGATGTCTTCAGCTGTGAAAGTAACGATTGACGGAACTGAGTTGGACCAAACATAATCTGAAATGTTCGGAATTGACGGGTACCTCGTTGTATCGTCGATACAGCCCCAGGGCGATAGCGCCGGCGGATAAGCGTTCCATCCCAGGCTAAATACTAAAGTGTCTGGCGCTACGTCTGTATGCTCTCCTACCCACGCAGCAGACGACGAGCTTGACGATCCCCGAGTTACAAAGGGATAGTCAATATGATCATTCCAGTTGTACCAATCCATACCTGGCATTAGATATCTTTCTGTCCAACAAAGCTGATCTGCAGACCGTCAGTTGTCGGTATAAGCCTTAAGACCGTATCGCTGGCTAAGTTATCACCCGCCGTAATTGTGAATCTACCATCAATAGCTTTGATACCGTTAATTGTTCGCAACCCTTGAACACAACCACGTTCTTTTTCTTCTTCCTCACACAGCTTCCGTAAGTAATAGGGATCACCAACAATATCGAAGCGTATTGTTCCTTCATCCTCTCGTAATACAATACCATCATGGCCAACAAGAATCACCTCTCCTGTAAATACCGTCCCATCGGCGAGCACAATACTTTTTACACCCGCAGCAGGTTGTGGCGTGACTATAGAAGCGGCAAATTCTGTTTGAGCCTGTTCAAATTCATGAATACCAGGGATCCAGTTGATTAACGTCTGGAGTTTTTCCCACGTAGAAACAAGCACGCCGGCCGGCCGGGAATAAGTATCAACGAGCCGTATAAGATCAATCTCATAATTGAATTCAAAAGAGCCTGTCGCAATCTCTCCAGTACCGTCAGAGATAGTGATTTCCACGTTATCGTCGATCGTTACACGAGATAGAAATTGCCTGTAGCTACCCCCAATAGGGTAGATTCGCGCGTCAATAAATAGGTCTGTAGGAACAGTATCGCCTTCTGTATTAATCAACGTAGCCGCATCCGTAAAAGGATACTTGATATACTCCGTCGAGTCTCTCCATTCCTGAAATAGATGTGCGCGAGCCATCTTAGGTGTCCTCCAAATACATGCAGTTAAAACTCAACTTACCGCCGCCGCCCGGATCTTCAACAAACTTAATTTTCATACCTCCGTTGTGAATGTAATTTGCTCCGCCACCTAGAGTAATCACAACAATTTGATCGGAAAAAGCTATTGGTAAATCCGTTGTTTCTGCGGTAACGTCTTCCCACAACAGCGTCGTATAGTTGTACAGTTTAAGCTTTACGTTATGCCCAATTGGAGCGATGAATAGATATTTAATGCTGATATCTTTACTATCCAAGTCAGGCAGATTATCGAATTCAAATTCCCAATCTATACCTGGTGACCCGATTACTTCAAATGTAGACGCATACTTCGCGTTATCGCAGTTATACAAATTAGCAATGCGGTTGTCACCGGTTTGAGCTCCCGTATTCACTACATAACTCTTAGGCCACATCCATTTGATATCTTCACTAGATTCAGAAGAATCGCTACTGCTGCTATCGCTGCTGTCACTATCGGATGAGCTAAATGAACTGCTGGAGGAAGAGCTACTGGAGTAAGAACTACTACTTGACGGCATCGGGTCCTGACAGCCCCAGCCAATGTTATCGAATTCTGTATAGCTATCTACAGTACCAATACCGAGCAACCCAGGAAGAGCGTCATCTGATAGATTTATTGTGGCGTAAAGAGTATCGAGCGCAGGGTAGTTGTAGACTTGTAATGTAATCTCTGTCGTTGTTGTTTGTGTAAGAGAAATCTGAATATAATAATCCGTGTCTGGCGCGAAGGATCCTAGAGCAACGTTTGCCGTACGCTCGAATCTAAATCCATAACCTAACCCGTTTTCTCCGCCAGAACCTATCTCACTACTTCTATGTCCGATGAATACCTGCTGCATATAGTTTGACCCGTCGTACACTTGTTTCAGCGATATTCCAGCGAACCAGAAATCTGTATCTCCTTTAAAGCTAAAGATGAGAAATCCATTACCATCCGAATCATGGGTATTTATCACACCCTCTAAAATGTGAGTCCCTGATTTAGGGGCGCTTGCCGAGTGATAAAGACTGAATTGTGGGCCGGCAAAGGATTCACCGGATAGGCGCCGCGAACGCGCTAAGGTCCAATCACCTGTATTTTGGTCCCAATGCCACGGGATATTTGGAGGATCCCAATCCTCACAAATAAACTGAGCCGACCAGGATGAACTACTAGAGCTGTAGTCAGAGCTACTAAATGATGCAGACGACAAAGAAGAACTACTGCTACAGCTTTTAGAAGAATAAGACCCTTCGCATACGTCTGAAGGCGCATAGGGCATCTGAAGAAAATCGTCAATAAGATTAGTTTTGTCACAAACGTCAATGAGCCCTAACGGGTAATCCAGAATAATTCCACCACCGCCAACGATAGGAGCTACGCGTAATGGGTCAGGAAAATCAATCGCTAGTTCTCCATTTTCGTTGGGGATTACACCATTGATGTTCAAAAAAGGTTGCCGCGCACAGCTGTAACTATCCAAGCGACCGCCACAATCTCCAGCGTATGTCCGTAGCGTATCCTTAGGATTATCCTCCAGATCAAGACCAACAAGAATGACGTCATGCAAAACACCGTCTATTAATCTTGAGCCGGATTCTACAAGTACAAGATCCTCTGTGCCTAACAGCGTTATTGAATTCTCGAGTTGATTAGTACCCTGTTCCTTCGTCAACGAGAGAACGGGCGGTAGAGTGTATGAACGGGCTACGCGAGGCAATAACATCGAAGCGTCCGGCGTATCAAAGCGTAAAGAAAACGCATCATTTTCATCAATACCGGAACCAAACGCTACCCAACCGGCGACTCCGTCAGCCAAGGCTTCAATCGCATAGTTACGCCATTTCGTTGGGTTGACGACGGTAATAGCTGCGATAGGGCGAAATATTCCAGATGATGCGCCACCGCAGAAAGGATGTTCATTTAGAGCCAAGAAAGTGACGGACACAACTGTAGATGAAACGACAACGGATGAGACGTATAAGTAACGCCCAAGGCTATCTGGAAAAGAGATATTGCAATCTACGATAATATCATTCGGCAGGAACACGCCGCCATGCCCCGCTAGTGACGCGTTGTCATCAAAGGGATAATTCCTATTTTCATTTTTATTGTGCCACTCTTGCCGAATAATCGCCACGGTCTATTCCTTTTGAAGCGGAGGTAACAATTCAACAGTTTCAGAAATAGCAGACGCTGACGTTACTGTGTCGCTTCCACTAATTGTACCTTGTACAGCTAAATTTATAGCTATTGTTGACCCAAGCCTAGATACACCTTCGTCATCATTTCTAAGCTCTAGCCCAAAAGTATAGCGCATCCAGCGTGTTCCTGCTAGATCTTCTGTAGTTGTAACTATCCACGTATGTCCCCAGATTCCTCCAGGGTCTACCTGTACAGTTCCAGCGCCATCTGAGGTGAATAACCCGGATTTATCCGAGTAGAGTCCAAGCATGGCGATAGATGGAGACGCGGAGAAGTAAAACCTAATTGGACCCTTTACATCGCAGGGTTGTGAGTTCGTAGCCATACCCATGACAAGCAACCCGAATCCAGGTTTCGGTATGATTTTTACTACAGCCTTCAAACCTATCTCACGCGTAGCTTTCTGAGCCATCCATTCAGCTCGAAGTCTATTATATGTTGTTCGCAGCGCCTGTAACGTATTCGACATGTTTTTAGCACGATTCCAAAGTCCTTGAAGCGCTAAATACGTTTTGACGTAATCTTCACAGTCACAGCAAGGCCCACAGTCGTTGTGCAGTTTGAGCGCATGATCTACCACTAAAGCATTACCACCGGAGTAAAGAGAAGGCCGTTCAATCCAGTAACAATCTTTTGGGATAATCCGCATATCTCCATCTACAGTAGACTGCCCGTTGATGGTGATTAGGGGCTGCGTGACTCCACTACACGGCTCTTTGTAAACACCAAGCCCTGCTCCGGTTTCGGCCGTGAACTCAACTTTCGTGGGATCACGCACTTCGTCCGTGTCTTCAAAAGGAATCTCTGGAAGCGCTATTCGTCCACCTTTGGTTTGTCCGGAGAGCGCTACTTCCGCGTTATAGCCACTACTTAACTGAATCTCATCGGTGAAATCCCATAGCGGTGTGACCAGCTTGTTAACACGCAAAGGCCTACGATAAAAGGTGGAGTCAGTCAGCCGAGCTCCTGCAGGAGATAAAGGGAAAGAGAAATCCGAGATGCGATCGGTGACGAGCGTAATACGACAAACTTCTGTTCCCTTAATCCATTCAATAACGCTCCACCGGCCATAGGAAGAGTATTTCGATATAACAGATCCCGTCGTACTATCGAAAAGCATGGTATAGTCGGTATCGCGTATCTTGATGTTGTAAGAGCTCCCAGACACGTCAACATGAAGATAATTAAGTAGCGCTGGATAAACACTGTCGTTTTCGTGCAACAGATAGAAATCAACAACAAGATTTTCCAAGCCAGAGGGGTCGCTAACCTTATTCAGAAAAGGATAAGGAATGGACATCCTTGAACTAAGAATACCTATAGAAGAGCTTGGAACTGTTGTTATTACCATTAAGTGCTACAAGGCAGTTCGCCGGTCTTAGACGCAATCAAATTCGTTTGCATTTGAGAAATTGCGCCCTGTAACCGCGCCGCCAAGTTCTCCAAAGTTTGTACCTGGTTACCTACATGCTGCATTGCGCGTACAACTTCAGCTAACTCATCGCAACCGCAGCAAGGCTTAGAACACTCATCATCAATAGTAATGGCGTTTTCGGCTGCGCTAATGACAACGCATTCCATACCAGCGAGAATAAAATTACCACTTTCATCAGGAGTTACACCGTTGATGGAAACAATAGGTGTCGCGTCTGAACTGTCAATACATTCACATTCCTGCGAAAGTCCGGCGCCTTGAATCGCATCAAACTGTATCTGTTGGGTGGCGCCAACCACAGAGTAAGACAATCTGAAGTTCGTTCCCGCTACAAACTGTACATCTCCCTGAATAGGATCTGACTGTTCACTACCATTGACGAGGACAATTCCTGTAACCGCGCGAATGTCGGGACGTGTAGCACAAGCTTCAATACGCGCCCCAGTGACGTCGAATGACCAGCTACCGCTAGGTTGTAGAAGCAAGTTATCTAGAAAACCAAACGTGATCTTACCTATAGAATCACTGAAATCCCCATACCCTCTCAGGGGTAACGTCTGGAAATTGACAAAGGTACTAAAGGCTACGCTGACAGATCCAATCGCTGTTCCGTTATATCCTAAAACGACGGTTACGCCTTCGCCAAAGATTGTAAGAGTTTTTATGTGAAATAGAGTGCTGTCAATCGTATCGTTGGTATGATACGGAAACACTAAGTCCACGAAAAAGTCATCAGGAATCCTAAAGGCTCCCGTGGTATCATACAAGGTAGCCGCCTCGGACAACGGATAATTACGATTAGCGTTAGTCGTTAACCAACCAGCATTCCAAATATCTGTAGCCATTGCTAAAGCTTTCCTTCACTACGATCCCGAATGAGAGGAAGACGAAGAGCTTGAAGATAACGCCGATTCGATGAGATATCCTACGCGCATGATTCCAACTTCGCCCGAATATCCATCACTCGCAGCTCTCTTTAATGAGAAGAAAACAACGTCACCCTCTTCAACATCGAACTGTGAGCTTTCGACTTCGATATATTGGTTAGCGGATAAGGCGCCACAAAGCTGCGGTTTGATATTTCCAACAAGTTCAGTGTCTGTCAAAGGCAAATTCTTAGCGGTACAGCCCGTAGGCCTGTTAACGGTTCTATATGTGAAATCCATACCAGGTAGCGTGCCGGCCGCTCGCGCCATTACCCAAAACCATACCTTAAGCTTTGGAGAAGTAGGAAGACCACTCCTTGGGATCTCAACCTTACAACGAAGCTCAGAATCGAAACCAGTAGGCATCCCCAGATAAAATACAGCCTGAATCGTCTGTTCACGAACATTATCCAACCCAACGAGTTCTATACCGCCTTCCTTTTGATCCGAACCAGGAATAACGGCGTCAATCGTTACTGTGCCTTGATACCCGGTAGCGACACTTCCGCGAGAGCCACTGATGTTAACGTTTGATCCAGGCTTGATCTTTTCAACAACATACCCCTTGTTAGCCGTAAGGCCTGTAAAAGATTTGATGACCAGATCGCCGTCAACGGGTAAAGGAGCCTCTGAAAGCTCCAGGTCAATATCGAGATAAAGGTCACCGGAAGTAGCTGCGACTCCGCTGCAATTCGTAACCTCTAGCGCAGATCCATCAATGGGTCTCAAGCTTGTTACTACGGCATCACTTGTTTTGTAAACCATCTTGGTAAACCAGAGTGTCATTGACATCTGACTCAGGTCACCATGACCCGTCATGTAACTCAACGGGGGCCCCTCTTCACAGGAACTGCTTGACCAGTAATGGGAGGAGCTGCTACTGGATGAAGATCCGTCTACTCCGCTAGACCAGCTAGAAGATGAGCTGTCACAAGGCTCAAATTCAGGAGGCCAAGGTCCGTGCCCATAACAGTCTTTCATCCACCAGATACCGTTGATATCAATTATGCAGGTTCCTGCCGCGCCAAGATCTACGGCATAGCCATTCTGATCAAGATAGACACTTCCGGCGGGTACGGGAGGCCATACGTTTTGTAGTTCGGGATGCATAGCCAGGTTGTACCCAAACTTTGCCCCTTCTGGAGCCGTTCCACCAAAAACCGAGTTATCGGCGGGCAACCACCCAGGAACGTTTGGATTGACGTCCAATAAATGATGACGATCGCCGTATTCAAGACACGCGGCTAGGCCGGCAGGCTGCGCATACAGATCAAATCTATAATGGATATGTCCATCAAGCACATCTTTTGGCATCGGATTGATCAACGCCGTGCTGGAATCCATGAGAGTCATCACAAAGACGCCCACAGGAGGGCGTGAGAGCGTCAATGTTCCTGCTGAGGTAGATCCTAGGTAATACTGCCCTGGAGTAGCTGTAGCCCCGCCCAGGGTCGTGGAGAAGTCAAAATCTTCCAGCAAGCCGGAGAGAATAACATCAGCAGTTGTGGCGCCACTCTTTGAAATGACAATTCCAGAGACATACGCGCTATCTGATACGTGAACGATGCCTCCAGTAATCTCCGTAGTTGTGGTGGCCAGCGCTTTTTCATACCTCGCGTCCGTGGAATTCCAATAAACTGGATTACCAATCTCCACGTCGGATTTTACAGCGACACTCCTATGATAGAGCGCCTGCCCTTCTGAGATTAACTCCAACATATCTTTCAGGTAATCCGTACGACCCATCAGCTGAGTCAGCGCACGGTTTGGCGTGGCTTGTCGTACCTGTTCTCCGTCAACTACCAGATCAATTTGATGTTCCCAAGGCGTTAATGCCATGATTCATCCTCGCTTATGTGCAGCGAATTACCCACGCGCAACCAATCTCGTAGTTATCCGCTTTCAGGACCTTATCGACATAGGTGCGCGCGAAAACCACATCGCTCGCTTGCGTGTTCCACTCCGGTGAAGCGATAAGACCCACACCGAAAACAGCGCTATTATTCGACGCTGAGAAAGGTAGATTGGATATTGCCCCAAGCGCCCCCTGAGTCGCAGCGTAGAAGGTAACCTGGTTAGAGGAGTATTTTGATCCATCTGAAGCTGCGAGCGCCGGAGAAACGGTCAAAGGTACTCGAATGACGTCATAAGGATCTGATAACCCGTTGTAGTAGTCGATTCCTCCGCTTCGATCAAACGTTGGAGTCGTAATAGGGTCTGTGGGCAGCGTGAGATTCTTGAATTCAAAGTACATACTAGCCACCCGGTAATCCTGATCACCGGTTAAACAGGACGCTATAATGTCGGCGCCACTATAGGTGATAAGATTAGGCCCGTCCACCATACGGGCAATACGCATTGTCTTAGGATCATAGAGGAAGACACGAACGAAGCCTCGAGACTGTTGCGTCGCTGGAAAGTCATCAATAGCGCAGGGTCTAGAGAGAACCCTATTTACGGACCTTCTGTGTTTACGCAGCTCTCTGACGTCTCTGGCAAAGCTTGGAGTCAGGATTTTATCTCGCAGATTACTGTTCATTGATAAGCCCTCAGCTACAGGTCAAAGATACAGGCCAGACGCGCACATGAACTTCGCCGCACGCCGCACCGGAATGAGATAGAAAGTTACCGTAAACTGTTTCTTCAGAAGGCGCTACTGAAAGTAACATCGTAGGAGTGTCTTGACATCCGGCTTTCAGCGCCGTGCCGGCTTCCGATACTTCAACATATTCTATTTCCGGACTCAACTCAATATAGATCAAGTAGGTGGTATGTGGAGCTATCACATTTCTGAGATAACGAAGACATAAAACGCCGGGAGCGTCTGCAGAAAACGCCGACGCGTTGAGACGAATAAGAAACATGTTGTTGGCAAAGAAGTTCTCTACCAAGAATTGTACAGGATTAATCGTTGCTGGAAGATACTCCGCCGTAGTTTCGAGCGTAGGGTTGTCTCGTGTATCTAATAGTGCTGCAAGAGTTTGAGCGCCTTCTGTCTTACCGAGCGTCTGTGCGTCTGTCCAAAACTTCTCCATGTCAGCCGGGAATCCAGATACTTCAAAAGTCACGATAGCTCGATTATCGGCGTCTAGTCCGCCATAATCAACCGTCACAGTTTTATTCTCAAAAACCAGCTCACCGTAATAGCCACCAGAAAGGAATTGCGGCCCAAGCGAGATTGAGGGGATGCTTGAGTAATCTGGATCGTTACCCGCGAGCTCAATGACTTCAATATCACTCACCAAAGTATCACCGGCGTGAACAGTATCTTCCACGCTTACATCTACTGTAGCGGCAAGCGGGAATCGGTAGACGTTACAATTTGTGATAACAAGTTTCGATTCAGTTTCGGTTCGAATAACTTTGACAACTTCTACAGCTTCTTCAACCATCGGAAGTCCGCTAAGGGCGGAAAGGAAACCTTGAATGTACTCCATAGCCGGCCCAGCAACGAAAGATGACCAGAAAGAGTTGAGCAAATCACGATAAAAGTCGCTGGAGTTTAATCTCATTCCAATCGCGTAGCCAAACTGCGCGTATATTTGATCGAGATCCCACGCGCTGTTGTACAGCCATAAAGATACTTCCGTTTCCGTCTTATCACCAGTGACGTCGTCATAGGTTTCAATTTGAGCGATGAGCGCGTCATTAAACGGATTTTCTCGGAACCTGATGATGTTCTTATCAAGATCTATTTCAAAATCCAGACCACCCGTCCACGTAACGCTTGGATAAATCACTCGATTAAGTATTTGATACCTACCCTGTTTAAGTCCGGCCGGCAGCGGAAACTCGTAAAGATTAGACGCCCCGGGTCCTCCATATTCGTAAACCTTTCCAACGGGACGAATAGGGTCGCTTCCATCCTGCGCCCCGTAGATAGCTCCCTCACCATAATAGAGAGGACGCGTGTTCATTTCACTCAGTTTGAGCGCTAGATGCGCCCAATTTTTCTTATGGAAAACAGGCACAGTAAATCGAGACAAGCAGGCTACTGTCTCCAGGAAATCAAGATAAGTTTGACCATGAGACCATCCCTGGTGACGTAAATGAGACTGCAACTTATGCGCATCCTCGAAAAAATACGTCCAAAATGTACCGAGGGCGTGGAGTAGGTCGCTGCCTCTTCGAAAGTCGTCTGCTGGGTAGATGGGTTCTGTCATTTTAGTAACAGCGTTACTCCATTGTCTTAAATTTCAACGACGTCCACCGTCTCGAAATCTACTGAAATATTCGAGGGTACGGTTATAAACACCACGGTGCGGGATGAGACGCTATTTGTGTAGTCTATCGGAATTTCTAGAGCTGTATGCGCTCGATAGAGTATTGACGATCCGTTTGGTTTATACAGCCTAGCTGATATCTCGATCGGGGATGCAATATACGCGTCGATTCCCAACACGTCCTTGACCGCAGCAATAATATCGGATGTTTCCAACACCCCGGAGCCAAACCCTATAGAGTTGATGGTATCCGCGATAATCTGTTGAATGGCCGATTCGCTAGGTTTTGCCGTACCTGTTCTATACTTAATGAGTAGAGACGCAGCCGTCCACGCTGGAATGGGCGCTCGTACTAAGTAATCCGCCTGAGGGTTACGTACCCCACGTTGATTGACGTAATCCTGCAACGTATCGATACCTGGTAGATACCACACGTCACAATAATATGTGGCCGTGGCGCCGACAACACCAGATGAATCTGGATCCTTGAAACGTACAACCGCTGTTTGATACCTGGAATAGGCGCTCTCCACAGAACTCTCTACATTGATATAAGGCGCAAACTCAGAGCTTTCCTGCGATACATCAGTTCCACGAGCTTGATAAGTAACCTCTAAAGAGCCGGCAGAACTAGAGTCCTCGTAGACAGAAGAAAGAATGAGAAACCCAGGAGCGTCATCGCGCTCAATTCCAAATTGCCATTCCTTTGTAGTAACGTCAATCATTGTCGCTGTAACAGTTAGTGTCTTACGAATTGGGGCCTTTTGTGTCTGAACGTAAATATCTGCTTTGCCTCCATATCCGATTCGAAAGATGTTATGCTTGTCTCGTAACATCTCCGCGTCTCCATAACCAACAATGGAGATTGATTCAATACCATCCAACTGATCTCGAAGTAACGCGGCTATGTGTTGCCGACCAGACAATACGCTGGCGGTAACTCCATTCTTTAGTTTAGAAACAAGCTCAGAGTTCGTTTCTTGCGCCAGGCCACTGGAGAAGTCCACAGCAGCTTCACTTAGAACCAGCGTTGCAGGGGCAGGGCTCATTGTTAAATCAACACCCTTCTCGATGTTGTAACCATCCCCTTCAGCAACAGCGATCACAGGAATTGTAAACTCATAGGCGCCGTCATTACGTTGTATGATCAAACGCTCCGTAGCGCGAGTAACAGCTCCGGCGAGTGTGACTCCAATATACGTAGCCGCTGTCGTGAAAACGTAGCTTCCCGAGGTAAAAGTTGTACCATCGTTGATAATCGTTGTCTGCAGTGAGTTGATGATAATACGAACGTATCCCGTAGCCTTTGCCCCGGCGCTTCGATCAATAAGAAAGTTGGACATAATACCGTCCACGTAGCTCGAATCAGCAAGGGAAGGGTCGGCATTGATCGCAGCTAAAGACATGCTGCGTTGTAACGCCGCGATGTCCTGTTGTTCCAGCGCATGGAAAATAGCTGCGACTCGAATAAGAAGATCGTTCCAGACGCTACCCGTCTTGAGATCAAGACTAGGATATTCATCTCCAAGAGTCTCACGGAGAAAGATCCTTGCCTGTTCAATCTCGTTGTCCGTTAACTTGCTGATATCAAATAGGGTTGTACTCATGTGATCGCTACCGTTACCGGATAGAAATATTCTCGGCTGTCGCCTGCTTCCGTAGTCAGGCGAACCCGCAGCATCAGCTTGTCGACTTCTATCGAAAAGTCGAGTAGCTCGATATCAATGAGTCGTTCATCATCCAGAATAGTTGGTACGTATCCGTTGGATTCCTCTGTTTCCCAGCGTGTGGAGAGCTTATCCAGGATCTGCGTAGCCGCCATACTGAACTTAGCCTGTACATCGGCCTCCGTACGCAAACCCCCTCTTTGTAACTCATAGAGAAAGGAACAGCCCATTGTAGGATCGCCAGTGATGGAATCCTCGTCAGTTAGCAGCATCATGTAAAACAATTGAGCGACTTTCTGTGCGCCAGTTGTAATCTTTGCCGTATCTCCAAATTCTATAGTGATACGGCTTTCTCCCTCAGGAAGTCCTCCCTGAAAGATCAAAAGGTCATTCAATCGTCCTGTGTAGTCTGATGTAACCACAAAATCTCCTAGTCAGATCCTCCAGCGCCCATTATACGTTTTAAGTAACCCATATAGCTAAGATACATCGGACCCTGCGCCAGAGACTCAGAGCCTCCAGTAGCAGCCCTATGCGCAATATCACGTATTCTCGTCCTATGTCGCGCGCGGTAGTGTCTTTCCATTGCGCCCAGCATATCAATAGCTAGGCAATCAAGGACCTCGTCACGTTTTTGCGCTGTTGGGTCCGATCTTGTAGCTTGAACGCGTATGCCGGCTTCATCACGATTGAAACAGTTATGGATAGCTACCGTATCCGCCGGCGCGGGATTACCTAATCCGCCGCTATCAAAGAAATCAGGCCATTCGCGACGAGACTTTGCCACGACCGCTCTGTCTATCTTGCCCATGTTTTCCATGATCCACTTGATCTTGGATTCCATGTTTTTATCTATTACGCCCATAGACTCGTATCCTCAGGTATCTTGGACTGGATCTTTGCCGCACGCTGCGATGCAGCGGAGGATGTCATGTTTAATCGCTTTGCTATTTCTTGTGTGGATAAAATAGGCTTATCGTACATCCCCGTTTTCCACTCAAGTATTTGTTGATCGATCGGACCAAGGTCGAAGTGAACGAGTTCTAAAGTGATTTGATTCGGATCCTCTTTTTGCGTCCCAGAGAATATGGGGATACCTTGTTCATCAAAAGCGGAGCCTTCGTAAGCCTCTGGACTATCATATTTGGATAGGAGTCTTACACGGCGGGTAGAGAGCCCAGTGTTGTCAGCCATCTCTGCGTCTGAAGGCTCTCGTCCAAGTTCGTTTGTCAGGTTTCTACGTATAGATCCCATTCCGTATATCTCCCGGGACGCTTGTTCCGGGATACGAACACTTGTTCTCCTGCGGTGCGCGACACGATTAAGAGGTTGTAACTGAATCATTAGATACGTACGAAGTCGCGTACCGCTTGATGGGTTGTATTTTCCGAACGCTTTAATAGCCAACATTTTCGCTTGTGCTATAACCTGATCCTGCTGTCCTCTTGCATAAGACGTTGCTGCGCTGTTAAGTGTAGGCATCGACGCATTCACCAACGTATTCAGGGTGTCCTGATTAGGATTGGCTTTCCATCTATCGAACTGCATATCCATATCGGATTTTACAGCTGGATTTTTGGACTGCATTTTATTTGCCTTGAGCGTAGGTTTCATATCTTATCCTCCGGACTTTCCAGGCCTAAGCAACGGGCAACCATACCAGATGTTTTTAGCTTCGGTGAAAATAGGATGCGCTTCATGCATCATCGTGCCGCTTCCTTGCTCTTGCGCTGTACGAAGATGCGTGATAACAAATGAAGTTGTAGCTGAACCTGTTTGATCGCCAACGTTAATCGCGATGGCGACTTCATTTACTATTCCAAACAGATCTTGCTCACTATACGAGGACAGCCTGTCTCCGATTCCGTGTAACTTTATTGTTGAACCAGGAGCTATATCGAATCGAAGTCGGCCGCTGATTGTTACACGACGAGCCGCGAATAACAGGTTTATCAATATCGTTTTCGCATAACGGGTGCCTATGTTGTAATTGTCCATGTCTTGAACTGGAGATGTTGTATCTCCTACTACTCTTCCATTATAAACCTCAGTCGTCTCATCGGTATCTATCTCTATGTTTTTTTTCTTCAAATAAGTTGATGGAGAACCTGAGCCTTTTGATACAGCTTGGATGTGCAAGTCCTGCTCTGTCTCCGTAATTATAGTCAACTCTTCTTCACTAGCTCCCGCTATCCCTGTACCTATTTCATCTAAAGTGTCTATTTCAGGCACATAGCGTGGGGCGCCGTCTGGTGAGTTTGGAAGATTAACAGGTTTTTTGCCCTTAGCAGCTTGTTTACCTACACTCCTTCCAGCCTGGGTACCTGTTCCGTTACCAAGAAGCCAAGCTGGAGAATTGAAGAAACGAATAGCTCCAGCTCTAGCGGCTCCTGTTACTAATTTGCCTTCTTCATTAAGCGGCTCAATATCGTAGTACCCAAAATACTGAAGCGCCGGTATGTAAGAGTTACCTACGCCTGTCACAGAGGGCACACTCGACGAGGGCATAAGCTTCACTCCCGTTGTAGGTTCTTTGGGTGAAGATAGCGACATATTGACTACAGAGTATTCATCATCGTGAATAATGCGCCAGACACGATTTCCCGCGAGCTGTGGGACAAGAGGTACTAGAAAAGCGTTACTAACGGTGGGTACAACGTGTACTAGAAACTGCTTACAAAATGCGAGCATCGCTTGCCAGATCGTTCCTCCGTACCACGTATTAATAAGAATTCCAGCTACATAGGTCGCAAGACCATTGTTAATCTTGGTTCCTACGATGTCCAGAGGAAGCTGTAACGGAGGAATTGGTACACCGAAATCTTCTGTATTGAAATACTGAAGCGCGTTCAATCCTCGTTCATTGGACGCGTCGCTTTCAGCGCCTCGTGTTTCTGGTCGCCAAATTGATTCGCTCATAAGCGTCGTTAACGCTTTTTTAAGCATGACCCACATATCACTATTTTGAATATTCAGGAACTGACGGGCTAGGGCAAGTCTGGCGTCAATATTTGTTCTCTCTTTATTGTTAGCGACACCAGACGTTTGATTTACATTTCCAGGGTAACGCGGCGGGCCCATGAATCCGTTCATATCCGGATTAGAATATGAACGTGATGCGGTTACAGAGCCGTCCATATCTACAAGCCAGCCTCTTGCCGCAAGTGTGAATCCGACAGTCTTACCGTCAGACGCGTAACCGGGATCCACGAGATATCCTTCGAAAATCTTAGTACCTTCGTCAGGCCATGTCGCTCCGCGAGGGGCTGCGCGGTCCTCAGGTTTCGCTGTTCCTGTAAAGTAAACGGAGATATCTTTGAACATATGCATTGCTTTGATCGTATTATGAGCCTGGGCGTACTTCCCATCTGTTGTACGCCCTACAGCGAGACGCATCATCGCGGTAGGAATGCCGTCCAAAGCGTAACGGATCTCAACGGCGACAAGATCAACAGGATGTTCAAATCCGTCAATCTCAGCCCATAATTTCAATTTTGACCAGTAGTATTTATGAGCCACTACGAACCTCTTCTATTCTATACGCTAACGCAAGAAGCGCTCCAGACAGCCGGTAAGGAATCAGAACGTGATAATTCCATAGTTCTCCGAAAGTCTTGTAAGGCTCGTCGTCACTAAAAAGTGAATCAATCTCTGATTGCATAGATTCACCGATCGAGGCAACTACATTCGGTAAGGTTATATTTGGAGAGAGCACGGATTCCAGAAGCCAACGACGGTCCGCTTTCCAAAGCTCGGCCGGCCCGCCAAGAATCCTTCCGAAGAAGTTATCTCCATTCCCATGTAGTGGGAAAAGGCTACTCTGTCCGCCAGACCACGTTACACCCGTTTCACGAGTTACTTTGCTATTGGAGTTGGTAACCATTACACGTTGCGTAGATTGTGTTACTACAGTCCAACGAAGACGCATCTTTCCATCCGCGTAGATGCGCTCAGGTTCGCCGGCGTAGTAAAGCTGTGTTGAATCCCCTGAGGAGATGCGTTGCGTGGTTATTCCATAGTTATAGTTGACCATGGATCGGTTTAAGTCGTATGTAACTCTTGGATCTAACGCGGTCAGATAACTGGAAAACTCTGTTGAATGAATCATACGCATGTATTGCCAAAGTCGAAAATTCAAGAAATGATTATCTGGATTTGGACCAAATAGAGCAGACCATACGCCTCGCATTTGCAAGGGTAGCTCTATAGTATGGAAATCTTCGGGCACGTACTCTTCTCCGTAGAAATCCACACCAGGCCTCTCCGAGCCTTCTTGATTCAGTAGTAACGTTCTCACGTGATTGATCATCGTTGAGATCCTGGAAGCGTGTTAATAGTAAATCGAAACCGATTAATGAGAAATTGCACGTCACTAGCCAATGCTTGAACACTCAACTCCGTCATGAATCCTGCGATGGTATAATTTCCAATTGTTACGCTGACCGTATCATTCGTTCTAGCCAGTCGATAATTTCTGTAGTAGTCCATAACTTGTCTGAGTCCCGTACCCCCGGATTGTGATGTTTCACATTTCTGGGAGAAAGCGACACCGCTAAGTACGATAGAACCCATCTGATCACCGAAGACGTATACGTAAATGACGTCACGCAACGAGGCCATGAATTGTTGTTTTGTCGCCTGTCGGTATTCGATGTTGGTAATGATGACGTTACCATCAAATTCATCATTTTTTCCGGCGGACATAGATACTCTAGCAGGCGCTCCTCCAATTCCGGAGAGCACTGCAACTTTTCCAGGCGTCGATAGAAGAAGATCAGCCATTTTGGTTATCCAAAGGTATACTTGGTATCGCCTTGTTTGAAGCCTTGAGACATCAGAGCTACCTTATCGGCGGTATCGGCAGTGTTTTTGACGATTAGAGCCAGCTTATCATCTACGGACGATCCACCTCCCATTGAGGCTCCAGTAGTTGAAGGGGTAGCTTCGGGAGCGTCCTTAGTAGCTGCAAAACCTCTATACTCCGTCTCTTTTTCTTTCTCTTTTTGTTCTTTAGCTTCTTTTTCTATTCTTGCAGCATTCGTTTGCTTCATCGTCAGTTCTTCTGGGCCACTTACCTTCTTCGTGTCTCGCTTCTTATCTGCTTCCGTCGCTTTACGTGTTTCGACAGCGCGATTAGTTTCTTCTTTTACTTCTTCAACATCTCCAGGAGCAGTACCCTTTTTCCAGGAAGCTTGACCAAAATATCCCGCAGCCGCATTAGTAGCTATTTCAAGTTGACGCGCTGCTTCGTTACGTTTAGTAACCAAGTCTTCTGGTACTTTTTCGCCAGTTTCCCGCATCTTTAATACACGTTGCGAAACTTTTGAGTAGGTGTCGCGTGTGCTAAAGTAATCCTGAATAGCATCTCTAGCGCGACCGGCCGATTCCGCGTTACCTCCACCCTTATAAATGCGGTTCATGATTTCTTGTGTACCCGCATTTCGAAGATCTAAAGGCTCTGAGTCACCACCAATTGAAGCAGCGCCTAGCTTTCTAATCTGTTCCGACACCGCGTCGGAAGAGGCCATAATGTGTTGTTGCGCTGTTTTTTTACCCGCAGCGTGTTCGGCTTCTACAATCTGTGCTTTAATATCAGCTCTTTTTCCAGGATCTTTTTCTTTGGCCAGCTCACGATTTAATCTTATGACTCCGGGATCTGTTTCTTTCAGTTGTGATACGAGGTCCTCTTGTCTATCCAAATCTTCTTTGGACAACTCCCTACCCTGGCGCTGAAGACGACGTTCACGATCTTCAATCTCCTGCAAATCTCTTGCGTTTCTCTGTACCACAGAAGATCGTCCTTGAGCGTCCCTCAATCCAGATAGCTCTGCAGCTTCCTGCGCCGTATTCCACGACGTAGCTCTTTTTTGATCACGATCCCTGACTGTCTTTAACAAAGTAGCGCGTTCCGCTGCAGCTTCTGGACTATCTGCAAAAAGCCTTCTTTTGTTCTCTTGGAAAGTTGCCTTCGCTTCGTCGTCGAATGAAGCCAGCTTCTCAAGCTCATTTAGATAGGTTTTCTGTTGACGAGGATCAGACATTGAATAAGCTGTTGCAAGCTGTTCCTTTAGTATATCGTCGATCTTAACGCCGCCATTACCCCTAAGCAGCGCATCTTTCGCTGCTTTTTTGAGGGGTGTTCCTGTTGGGCTCGCCATGAAATCAAAGACACGTTCAAGAACTCCGCGTTGGTCTGTCGAAGCTGGAATAGCCGCTTCAAGCGCCCGCTGAATATCTCCACGAGCTTCGGCGGTCCTTCGTAAATCCATTGTTCCGCCAAGAAATGACTTTCCGTCTTTCTGTAGCTGACTCCAATAAAAGCCGGCCTGTTGCGTGTTTCCTGTAGCGGTAATCCATTGACGAGCGAATCCGTTAGCTAGTTGACGTGTTCTGTAGTCAAACTGTTCCTTGCCCATCTGTGAGATTGTAGCTGCTTTAGCATCCTCGGCATTCATGGTTCTACCATACCGTGCTTCAAGTCTAGTTCGAGTTTGTATGAGCGCGCGGTCTTCGCTGTTATAAGCTTCTGAACCCATTTGCTCTATAGTAGCGGCGTTACTAGGGTCAGCGGAATCAAGCCTGGGATCCGCTGCACGAAGCGCAGCCATTCGCGCGTTTACATCATTGGGATTTATGATATTTGGATTATCCTTTGTGAGCTGATCAAAATATCTGTCCTGGCGGTTTTGCGCTTCATCCGCACTCATCCCATGAGTTACCCCGGCCATCTCATTGAAAAATTTGTCGTTTCGAATAAGGCCACGAACTCCTACCTGTTTACTATTCATTAAGTTCGCTACTTGAATATCTCGTACTACTCCCGCGCCTCCCAGGTCCTTCGCATACTTATTCAAAGCAAGAGGATCGCGTTTCAACGCTTCGATAGCGTCCGACCCTACAGCTCTGCGCATCGTTTTCCATGCTTCCTGACTCTCCATCTTTCCAAGAGCCGAGTTTACACGCTCAGAATCTCCGGATTTGAGATCTTCAATAATACTCATTGCATCCATCTGCGATTCATTCATCGGCCCACCGCCGCCAAGAATCTCCTTTTGTACGTAACCCGCGACTCCCATGAACTTCATTGTCTGAGAATTGGCTGCGGCGAATCCTGAATGCATCGCGGTTTGAGCGTACTGAGCGTCATCCATTCCTCTCCAACCAGCCGCAGAGCGTCCGCCTCTCTTATAGTTGTTCAGCATCATGGCCGAATCAATACCTATCTCTGCGCCGAGAGGCCTATAGGCAACACCAGCCATTGCTCCTTGTTGCTGTCCAATAAGAGCCGCCTGCTGCAATCCGGCTCCGCTAATACCACTCATTGTCGACATTTGTTTGATGCGTGAAGTAAAGGATCGAAGCTGAGACGGATCCATTCCAGAGGCTGCGCCACCCGTAACATCATCCATCGTTTTGATAACGTCCGCCATGGGACCAAAAACGTCTTTCAAGCTGCTGGCGACTTCCGCCCATTCCGCTGTTTTGCGCATGATACTTTCTGTACGAGCGCGAGTCTTCGCAGCAGATTTTCCTCCAGCGTCTAACTCACCAAAGATATCTTTACCTTCAGATATAGCCGCGAGGTTACGAGCTTCATTTGAACTTCTACCTAGGCTAAAAGGATTGATTCTGTCTTCTTGCTCCGCCCGACTCATACCCTGAAGACTTCTTTCACCGAGCTGTCTCTGAGCTTCAGTTGTAGCCGCCATGTCTGACATTCTTGCCGGAAGCATTCCTTTTCTGCCCATGCTCGACATAAGACTTGTGACGTCTGGGGCGGTTAGATTTGAAAATGGTGAACGATTTTGGCCATCTGGAAACCAATTGTCTAGAACGCCACCCATGATATTTGTGACGTCCCTAGCGGCTGGAACGGATCCCATAGGCATTCTCATTTGTTGCGCCTGATACACCTGCATAGCCATCTTTTGCGCAGAGGGTCTTCCACCAAGGAAAACAGAGTTATAGGCTTCAGGAAAAGATAATCGCATCGTGTTAAGCCCGTAGGCTTGCGTATCCGTTAAACCTTCCCGCGCATAGACACTCGCCATGACCCGGCCACCTTCACGGCTCTGAAACGTGCCTCCCCACTTTTGAGCTACCGTGGGCATGTCATACATGCGCATCATCTGCTGATTAATGTCATTTTTAACACGAGTTGCCTGTTGCAGCTCAAGCTCTGCGGCCGGATTGAATGGGGCTCCGATCGGGAAAGCCATATTGTTCCCGGTCATCTGATTTACTTGGTTCATAAGCATTGGAAGCGCTTGTTTGACAAACGGGTTGTTCATCAAAGCAGCTAGATCCGGAGGTATATTTCCATAGGCGCTTCCATAGCCTGTATTTGCCATTCCGTTATCCTCGCTTCAACTTGCCACGACGCCTAGCGCCCATAATCTTCTTACGTTTTTGATCTCGTGTTTGAATTGCCTCTCTAAGCCCTTGTGCTACAGTTTTTTGCGATCTATTACGATTTTGAGTATCCTCCAAAATCTTTCGCAGCTTTTTACGATGTTCCTGCGCACGCGGGTTTTTGCTGACAACTTCCTTTTCTTCCTTCCATGCGTCTGCAAGAGAGTGCATGTTTTCAGGAAGCTGTTTTTCCCACGCGAACCAAGGAACAATATTTTTTGCAATCGTATGCGCCATCGTCGCGGATTCCTTTAAGTAGAAATCCGATAACTCCGTTGAATTTGTGACGCTGATGCCAGCCAGGTACTTTTGGTAGCGAAGATCGTAAACTCGAAGCCATGCCTGATTCTCCAACTCAGCCAGTATAATGCTCTCTTTAGGGTACCACGCGGCGTCATAACGCTGAAACTTTGAGAAGTCTAAGGCGCCAAGGATATGCGCCCTAGTCATTAAGCAGTTCCACCGCTCTCCCAAAAATCCGAGTCTTGGGCCCTCGATGAGAGAACGTCTACTTCTCCTTCAAACTGTTGGTGAACCTGTAACACGGCCTGCAGTAGAGGCTGTGGCCAGTCTTTGGTTTTATTATCAAAAACCCTCGTCAGTAAGGAGCGCGAATCGTCTTCGTTATATGGCATATAGTCTTTTGTCGCTTGGAGAGTCACGTTTGGGTATACGCTGTCTTTTCCTTCTTTTCTACGAATACCCGCCAGGCTAACTGCTAACTGATAGCGCTGGAAAAACCACAGCCACCGCTGCAAGTTGTTAGGATCTGCTCGCTTTTGCTGCGTATCCTCATTCATCTGATCGGAAATCATATCCATCTGTTCGGTTGTACGTACACGGAAAACGAGGCGTACAGAACCGTCGAAGATCGGAAACTCTTTCTCATAGAGCGTTCCACCAAGCATAGAACGCATGAAAGCCTTTTTGTCGTGCTCATCAGGATCATAAACAGTAAGCGTTGTATCAAACCCACAACGAGCGCAGATACGACTACCGCCTACGTTAGCGTCCACCGGCTCGGCAGCGTCCACCGGCTCGGCTACTTCAAGCTTTCCAACGCTTTGAGTTTCTGAAACTTTTTTGGGCTCGTCCCCCTTCTTTTCTTCCAGATTGGCAATACTCTCTTGAGACACTGTTTCTGCGTCAACAACGCCCACCTCTTTAAAGAACTCGTCATATCGTTGACGATCTTCCGGAGGAAGCTCTGTAATGTCCTGTACGGGAGCTGTATCTTTCTCAGGTCCAGCCGCCGGCTGAGGAAAATCTTTTGCCATCGTTTTTCTCCTGCTACTGTTTAGTGACGAGATAGTTACCATCGAATTTCATACTAACCATTTCAGACATCTCATTGTCAAGCGGTTTATTCATAGCTGTTCCTGCGCCGATATCAAAAAGTGACGACGTAAGAAGATCAGAGCCTTTATAAGCGTCACCGCGATATACCCATGTTTCATGCCCAGGGTAGGGAAGCGTGTTCAGAAGATTTGGAGACAGCACAGGTTTCTCTTCCCATGTTTGGCTAGCGGCTCCCGCCCTCTGCAGCTGTTGCCAACGTGGCTCATAGATCACGAAGTCTTCAGCAATCGCATATTGCTCCTCATTACGAAGTGAAAAGCCCAGAGTCTGAAAGACTGCGATGTTACCGAGCGCTTCATTTCCTTCAGCGAAAGCCGCGTTCTCCTGACTTTTCAGATAGCTTCTGTAGCTGGTCAGATTTTCAGTTGCCCAGCCTGTCCACTCGGTTAGGTCATACCTATCTGGAAGCGACCCGCCGAAGACGCGACCATGAGTTTTAGCCGATTGAATCAAGTAATGAGCAGACACAGATCCGTGGGTGTAATATCCACGATTAGAGATGGACCATCCGTTATTCAGAATATGCGCGCTACAGATAATAGAGCTTTGCACGATAAGGAACTTATTCATATACGTTACGCTGGGATAAAGACAGATAGCATTCGACGATTTAGTGGGTGTATCCGCGCCACGAGACCCACAGAATATCTGTATGGAACTTTTTCCTACGACTTGAACGCTTCGACCAAATATGATCGTTGAGTTATCGTAACTTCCCAGTGAAAGGTTACCACTAGCTCCCGGAGCCAACGCCAGCTGCATTTCGTTGCCAAGAACCGCAATCTTACTTTTCGCCGCTTTAATGAGGATACCGGGCGCGTCGACCTCTTCTCCAAGCTTGTTGTCGAAGTTCTCTTTACTCTGACGGCCTCGGCTACGACACTCAATAACAATACCACCTGAGCCATTGCAGGTATGTGGATTACCGTTACCGCCCAGCATATGAAGATTACGTTCAGCCTTAAGCCGCACATCATGTTTTGCCGCTGTGATATCCACGCTGTTTCCCGCGCGTTGAACGATGTCGTGAGGAGCCCAAGTCACAGAGCTACGTCCAGGCATGTAAAAGAAGTCCAGAGGGGCGGACATGAAAATTGATCCGCCGGTCATCATGATCTGACTACCGTAACCGTCCTCGATCAGAATAGAGCCATCATCCATCTGTTTAATACAACTTCGAGACATAAAGTACTTGACGGTACCACCCCGCTCGTCGATGTTCAGCTCAACCGACTGTGGCATGGACATAAGAAAACCATTTGGGGCCCTATTTGCTTCGCTGTGAACAGCGCTGACAGCCGAAACGTTAGCGCTAGCAAAGACTTCGTCCTCACTACAGAAATAGAAGTCCTTTTTATGGCTATTCAGCCCCTCAACAAAGTACCTATTGAATAGATACGCGTGGTAATCAAATAGCTGCGCCGCGCGCGAAGAGGGCACATCCGCGTCCACGAACTCGAACTCACTCTTGGAATACTTATCTCCACCCTGCCAAACGTTGGACGCGCTGTAGGTTCTTCGAGAATCTCCGTCAGGATCATCCGGTTCCGCCAGTTGTTTTGGCACAGGGATCAGTGCATATTTCTCAAATGTGATCTCTTTGGCCGATCGAACAGCGAAACGCCCATCGACATGTTTGATGACTTCAAGAAGCCCGGGATAGCTAATTGCGTCATTCGAAGACTCAATATCTGGCTTATCTCCGCCCAGTTTAGCGGGTGGCCATGCTATCCATTCGTGTTCCAACTCCCCTAAATATCCGCGAAGTCGGTGATGTCGCCATATTCCCATCTGATTCGCGTCATCAACGGGCTCTCGGCCCGCATCATCCTTTGAGGGCTCTCGGGACTCAATAGGCGCCGTGGAGCGCAGACGGGCGCCCAGGGCCTCCCACGGAAGGTGTGTGGACCTCCAAAGGTCAAAAGCCTCCCCCTCATCATCCAGAATGGAATGTTCAAGGAACGCGTGACGCAAAACGTAATTATAGGCGGTAATCCGCACAAGGTCATCGAGGTGAAACATTTCCAATTTAGCTACATCGCTGGCCTGTAGCTTGAGAAAGAACCTGCCAAGGAAATACATGAGCCCTAGCTCATTAACATGGCCCCAGTCGCCCGGGAGCAGGTCGTAGGGAGCATGACAACCGTAATTGGCAAGAACGGTATCCGGATCTTCCAAATCGGAGTTGTAAATAGGTTCTTCGTAGAATCCGCAACGAGAACGAGGAACAACAGCGCTCATGAACGTATTTTCATACGCTCCGGCCGCATCGGCAAAAGATCCGATGATAAACGCTTCCGCATTGGGCTCGTCGGGAATGAGAAGATAAACACGTGTACCCGGCATATAGGCGCAAAAGTCTGTGGTACCTATCGAGTGACGTGTTCCTCTACCGAGGGGTCTGGCTATGTATACCTGATTAGTGCCGACGCCTACAGTATAACACTGCAGAATGGGATAAACGTCGAGGATCTGCCCAAACGTAATCTGGGCCGAGCCTGCGGGGCCGGAACCCGGCTGCGGTACGACGGGGCTTATAGAGTCCGCCGGACTGCCGCCCAGGTCCCCGAATTTAATAGGTATTTCGGGAGACATAATTCCAATTCCAATTCCAAGTCAAAAGTGGGAAGGCGGCTGGCGGCGACAGCCGCCCTCCCTGGGAGAGATCGGAGACCGATGGCTTTCTACCGATAAACTCTCCCGTTGGTTTAATTGGCCCCCGTCTGATGCAGCTCCAAAAAGGCGAACATGAGCGCCATGTCCTGGCTAACCACCATATCCGCCGAAGCAACCCGAAAACCGATGCTTGTCAGGACGCATCCGACGCATGCGAGATTGGCGACGTCCGTATTTGAGCAGGGATTATCCATCTGGAACCCTACCGTGTTGGACTCGCCAAAGTTCGTCATCGTACAGACATCGCCCAAACGCTCAATAAGAGCGCTGTTGATGGCTTTGGGGCCGACAACGGAACCCATCTGCAGGTTGCCCTGTGTACGACCGCCAATGAAATATGAGTTGTTGCTGCCAATTTCCCAGATACGAGAGACTTGCTGAAGATACTGAACATTGAGATTCTGCACCACCAGCACGTCGTCGGCGCCGGGAAGGATCAACGCGGAGTTCTCGGCCTTATAGGGTTGACCGATACCCGCTTCCCTACTAAAAATATCCTTAGCCATAATTCCTTCTCCTTTTCCATAGGTAGGTCACGTCCCTTACCTGTTGCAAGGGACGCGCTACCTTTAGAGGCTAGACGACCAGGTGGACCTCAATATTATTGAGCGGGTAAGGAAGCTCAAGGTCAACCACAACGACTACTCTGTCGAGCAGCGTTGCGTGCTGTTCGAGAGTACGAATAGTTCCGCCGATAAGCTGCGGACCAATACGCTCGATAGTAACGTTGTTCTTAAAGTACCCAAGCGTGTTGATGATTTCTTGACGAATAAGAGTCATCATCGTTCTGGTCACGTTACCACGACCAATATAAGGCTCCAACGCACTCTTGAGAGCGTAGCTGATACTGTCTACGTTCGTCGTAACGCTGTATTCCTTCGTATTGGTGCTCGTCATATCCGTAGTAAGCTGATGGCGCGTATAGATGGTACCAAGATCCGGATCCTGCGTTACAATCCAGGTGCCAGATGCGGCCAAGGTATTGAGCTGATCATGAGTAAAGTACTCGGTCGTACGCGTCATGCTGTCGAAACCAGAAATCGCGACATTCGTCAGCCCCTGCTGAGGAGCCACACCCGATTTCAAGCCGGCCAGCGCGGCGCAGAGGTAGTAACCACATACCGACACACCACTAACGATCGGGTAATCCGGCCAGATGTTGACGACACGGCTACTTGCGTACGTGGCGCTCTTCGTAGCGATATAGGTAGCCTGCTCATTCTTCGTACGAGTTCTCCAAATTTCGATCTTCGAAGGCGTCGCCGTTGGAACCGAGGGCCCGGAGTAAAGACGGATAGTATCCTCGTTAACAACGGTGTCAACCAGATACTCTTCGTAAGAAATTCCGTCCCATCCGTTACCGGTATATTTACAGCGTACGGTATCTCCGGCGCGAACTCCATTTGTACTGAAATTACCGTTGATGCCAGTCAGAAGCGTATACTGCGTCCCGACCGCATCCGGATCGTCGGTAATAGTAGCCAACAGAGTTCCGTCAGAGGTATTCTTGGTGACAAGTCCATAAGTGGCGACAGTAGGCGTACTGAGGAAAGCCGTACGCCATTTCGCTTCCGATGCGCTGGAGACGGACTGAACGTGCGACGCAACAAGATCTTGAATATCCTCGTCCCAAGTCATGGGCACAAGCCCATACACGGCGTCAGTGCCCTTGAGAACGCTCAGCGTATCCGTCCAACCGGTTACGGTATCAGCTGCAATACCGACGTACTTGACCGCAGTTCCGTTGGAATTGCTCACAGCCTTATACACGCCGTAGGCAATCGGGTTATCCGTATCGATCTCGCCAAGCAAGGCAGGAATATCGCTGACGTCGGAAATACTACCGACTGATGTAGCGTAAGAAGGATCAAGTGCGCGGTATTCCACGTAAATCGTACCACCCTTGACAGTCAGAGGCAGCAGAGTCGAACCATCAATCCACGTGGAATCATAAGCGGTGACACCAGCTTCGAGACAAATCTGTGTAAGATTTTGAGTCCAGTTATAGACGCCAAGAACTCCTGTACGCTGTTCGGTAACTTCGATGTCTTTCTTGATGTAGAGCTTAACATCCAAATCACCAGCAGTAGACTGCACACTGGAAGAACTTGAGCTGGAGTCATACCATCCGCTGCACAGGCCAAGCAACTCGTCCGGAAGGTTATTGGCCAAAACGAGCGTTCGGTAGGCTCCGGACGACGCGGCTTCAACAGAAATCGTCCACATATCTCCATCACACATGTACAAGCCGGTCAATACTGCTGTGACTCCCTTGGTACCTACTGCGAAAGCTACACCATTTGTTACTGTAGTTGGCCCGCTAACATCGGTACCACTGGCGTTGTAACAAGTTACCTGGGGCTTCACGCCGCCGTTGTATCCACCCAACGTACATTCGATGATATACACGTCGTCTGAAGCTCCAGTGTAAGATCCGCTGGAAACAACTGTAGGCACTGCGTAAGTCTCTTGAACTGTGATGGTCCAAACCTGCCCAGTAACAAAATCGTCATCCACAAAAGCGCTCGTAGAACTAGAGAGCTCTCCGGATTCACTCGAATCAGAACTGGAAGAACTCGAGCTATTGGTAGACGAAGCGTTATTCTGGAAAGTTACGGTAAGACCTCTCGCACCAATCGCTGTAGCAACACCGAAGGCGGAAGGTACAACAGAATCAACATCATCGTTCCCGCTGGCGCTAACCACAGAGAGTTCGGCCGTTGTCGCATCTCCGCCTGTAGAACCTTCGACAACAGTCACTACGTAGGTCTCGGAGGGGTCACCTTCGGGAAGTCCGAGGTAGGACGAAGAATTTACTGCGCCCCACAGACCTGTAGATGCGCCAGCTGTCTGCGTAATACTATCAGCAGCGCTAGTAGCCGTCTGGTTGCCAGAAGCGACAATAGCGGTTCCAACAACAGCGGCAACCGTATCGGCGACCATACCAATAATTGTGGTAAGCAGCTCCGTAGTCCGGCTACAGCTTAGGCTGGTCAAACGAACAACGTCGCCAATAGCTACGTCTCGATCATAAAAGGCTGCGCTACGAGAATACCCGTTGGCCGTCTTAAAGACCAACGTATCAGAACTGACACGATTTCTCCCGGTGAAGCCTGCAGGGGCGCTAATTGAAGAAAGACTTCCAATCGGGTCGTGATAATACATCAACAACGCATCGTCGATGTAGATCTTGGTGTAGTCTTGATCCACTACGGTACCCACAGCGCGGCTAGGCCAACTGTAACAGGTATCGAGAAGTGGGTCGTACTCTCCAAGGTTTGTTTGCGCTTTTTCGGCTGCTGTATCATACCTGAACAGGTCGTACTTGGGGCCGATAACGCAAGCTCGCAGAGGCTCAGTGATAGCATCCGGAACAGTATTGAATTCCTGATACACCAGAGTCTGCGGAAGAATGTAGCTCGACATAAGCTTTTCCTCCTAGGGTTAAGTGATCGTGTTACTAACGGTAATCTTCTGGAGGTAAGGAGCGATAGGACGTAGACGCCAAGTAATAAAGTAGGCCCACGCTACGGTCACAGGGACCACAAAGCTTTCGCGGGACTCTTCCAACTTGCCGACGCCGCCCATTCCGGCTATCTCCCATTTCGCCAGGGCAAAATCGCGGTGAATAACGGGGCCAAATTCGAGCAGTTCTTGAAGAACTTCCTGTCCAAGAGCCTCCGCCTCAGATCCTGCTTGACCTACACAAAAAATCGTATGACTTCCAGTCATTGCGCAGGTCTTTAAGTCTCCCTGATACTGATCAGCTCCTGTTTTGTCAATCCCGATCGTAATTCCATGATCGATTCCCAGCTTTCGTGGTCGAATTTCATTACGCTTAATCATAAGCGCAGGTCGTTGTTGCGTCGCCACGATGTTCCACCGATACGTCGATTCAATGAGAAGCTTCGACTGTGTCTCATCAGGGAGCCAAGTATAGCCTCTCAACTGATCCTGTTCAATGAAATCCGAGTTCGAGAAGTGCGAGATCAACATCCAGCGTATCGCTCCGGTAATATACCGGGGACGAACCCCCTGTTGACAGAAGGCGCTGAGTTGCTCGAACGTGTACGTTGGCTCGGTCATTGAACCTGTTCCGTTTCCATTTCACTGTGAACGCTTTGTCGTACGGCCCTTAGAGCGTTCGCATCTAGCTGCGGAGGAGGACCAAACAATGCTTCGTCAATCTCTTCCTCCGTCGGCTCAAATCCGAAGAGCGAATATTTTTGAAGCATCGTCTTAGTTTCTTCGCCTTCATTCTTCATTGTATCCTCGTTTTGTGCGTGGGGCAATGGCTTTTACTTACCATCTGTCCTCACTTAATCCTTGTCTCCATTCTACGATAGGCGTCGCCGCTGAACTCGAGGATAGGGAGCTACTGAATGCTTCTGGACCTACAAGGGGCGTTTCATATACCTTGTGTGTGAAAGGCGCAAGCCGAAGCTCGGCGTTGTAGATGAGAGGCACTCCGCGTATGGATGTCTGAATGCTAATAGTCTGGAAGAAAAATCGTTCCCCGGTATCCTCGTCTACCCATACATCTTCTGTTTCCAGCATGGGATAAGCTACACACTCGATTTGAATCGTCTTCGGGTCTGTCACACCAATATTTTCTTGAGTTGTCTTTCTTCTCGGCTGCCGGTTTGTCGTTGCCGTCACAAAAGGAATAGCCGGGAAGTAGCCGTACAGAATGCCAACGCCGTAACAGCGATTACAGTCGGCGTTCGTACGCTCATCCGTATCATAATCCAGACAAGAGGGACATTTTACGCCCCAGCGTCGTCGTTTGATGAGCCACCCGGTTTGACCGTCGCCCTTACTGAATCCCAAGTATTTCTGGCGAACGACCTCTCGAGCAATCAACCAATCATTTCGATTCAAATCCCCAAAGATTGACTGGGGCTGTGAGATGTAGATCATTTCTTTAGAAGGCACAACCATACGAACGCGATAGTAACTCTGTTTCTGAACTCCCCAGTTACGTTTTTGTTCGTCAATGAACGAACAGCTATCAATAACCGGGTTGTCTGGGTTAAGGCATTCCCAGGGCCCACCCGGCCGCGCATGGTCCACGTAGAAGTGTACGCTTCCGGGATAGTTATAGGCCGGATCTATCTCCCAATAAATAACGCTGTCTCCAGGTACCCAGGAAGAGACGTGTAATCGCGAGATAGGGCTATCGCATTCGGCGGCGATAGTGTAAGAGGCAAAGGGATTATATCCGCTGGATAGACTGCATGAACTAGAACATGACGAACTTGATGAACTCGACGAACTGGGCGGAGGGGCAATGATGATCTCCCACCAGCCGTGTGTGAATCTACTAAGATAATCACTGGGTGTCGCCATTAGGGTGTTCTCATCAAGTATGTAATGCTGAATGTCACCAAAGGCGTCGTTTTATCATCATCATACATAATCAGCTGGCTACCGTCATCATTGATGGTCCATTTACCACCCGCCATGGAGTATACGATACGAAGAATATCAGCGAAGCTTGCTGTGCCTGTCGCCGTAAGCCCTGTCTTTGCGAAGACCGCGTCTCGAATCTGATTAGCGGTAGGTAGCCCACCTATAACATCGCTAGCAGAGTGCGTGGAAAATCCTGTAGCCTTGAAATCCGCAACACCGGATACGCTAGCTCCATTGACTTTTCCAACATCTACTTCATCGCTTGCAGGGTTGAACGTTGAAAATCCAGCGGCCTTGAAATCATCAACACTAGCTACAGCTGCCCCATTAACTTTTCCAACGTCTACCTTATCACTTGACGCATCAAAGGTTGAGAGTCCTAGAATACTTGCTTTAAAGTCACCTACCCCGGATACAACTACACCAGCGACCTTACCAATATCTACGGTGTCAGAAGTCGCATCAAACGTTGAAAATCCCGTGGCCTTGAAATCATCGATACTAGCCACATCAACCCCGTTAACTTTACCGATGTTCACTTCATCGCTCGATACATCAAACGTTGAAAATCCTGTAGCTTTAAAATCTGCAACACCGGTTACAACTACACCGGCGACCTTACCGATATCTACGGTGTCAGAAGTCACATCAAACGTTGAAAATCCTGTAGCTTTGAAATCTGCAACACCGGTTACAGCCGCACCTGCGACTTTACCTATGTCTACAGTATCTAAAGCTGCGCTAAATACAGAGAATCCCGTAGCCTTGAAATCATCAACACTGGCTACGAGTGTCCCGTTAACTTTACCAATATCTACCTCGTCACTCGCAGCGTTGAACGTTGAAAATCCTGTAGCCTTGAAATCATCTATATCCGTAATACCAACGTCACCAACCTCTTTTATGTTTGCTTCGACAACACCAGCATCAATGTTTAAGTTGTCAGTCAACGCGGTATCAGCTTCTGTGTTGATAGCGGG